GGTGGAGGGATCGCTACTCGGAGCGGCAGCACTTCCACCCGCGCCGCTACTGAAGAAGTCCAGCAGTTGCGAATCCAGCGCGTCCTGTTCGGCACCGGATTTGGCTCCGGCGTACGTCTTTAACCAGTTTCCGGCGGTGTCAAGCACGCCACGAAGGGCATCAGGCGTGGTGGCATTATTCACGAGAGTACGCCAATTTGCCATGATTGCGGGACTCGCCGCCGCACGCGAACCGCCATGCACACGCGCCAAGTTGGTCAGAGTCAATTCCTTCTGCGCTTGAAAGCGGCTGATTTCACGTGCCGAATTCTGCGGGGTGATGTGCAGGAGGTCCGTGAGGGGGTTCATACCCCACTTCGTTGCGGCGCCTGTGACCATGCCACGGACCCCGCCGACTGCGCCTTCTTGCTCTAGCGATGCCAATTCAGCGCGAGACGTACCCAGCTGTTGCAGTCCCATGAGTGCGTCGTGTTGCTGCGCCTGCACTAACTGCGGGTCTTTCCCGGGCTGCACTGTCTTGAAGATGGGTTCACCTTGGGCATTGACCTCAGACATCTGGAGGGAGCCCGGCGCACCCGCCGCGCCGCTCGGCTGCGTCATCCCCATCATGTCTTTGATGCGTTGGGTCTTGGCCTGCTCCAATGCCACATCGCCCGCCGCTTTCGCTTGATTGGGTGCCATCAATTCCGCCAACTTTTCCTTGACGCCCTGCGCATGCACCTGCGTCTGGGGAGAATTCGGGTTGAGCGCCTGATTCGCGGCTTCGGTATCTGCGACTTGTTTCTGTGCGGGCACACCGACGAACGGGTCATTCGACTTGGTAATGTCCGCAGCGCCTTCCGGTGTGGCCCCCGTTGCATACGTTGCAGGAAACTGCGCTTGCACGCCAAGCATGCGCCGCTGTTCCTTTTGCTGCGCAATCAGATTGGCGAACGCTTCAGGGTCTACAAGCGGGTCCATTTTCGTCAAATTCTTGAGCGCCGCTAGTGACGCTTGGGGGTCAGAGGGTAGGGCCATTGTTAGCTCCCGCTCGCTTTACGGAGTCCCTGCAAACTCATGGGAAACAGACTGGAGGAGGTGGGGTCCGTATTCCCAGACATTTTGATGCCCCCCGGTTTCTTGGCACCCATCGCATCCAGGAGTCCGCCCCAGCCCGTACCAAGAAACGGATCGTAGTTAGTATCCCCTTCCGGCACTCCGACCATCGTGGGGTCCGTCGGGACCGCCGTCTTGGGCTGATACGCCGCGTTTAGTTGGGCATTGCGTGGGTCAATCATGTTAGTACGTCGCCCCACTCGGACTGAGCGCCGACATCAACCCCGACAAAGCCGAATTGCGCTGGCCTGCCACCAGTTGCGCCTGTTCCATCGCCAAGCGGTCGCGCTCCGACTGCGCCGTGATATCTTGCCCACGCTGGGCAATCTGGCCCTCATAACCACTCACCGCTTGCTGCTCTGCAAGGGAATTGGCCGCGGTATTTGAGGCCATCGTTTGTCCGCGCTGCGTGACGCCCGCGTTCAGGTTCGTCGTGGCGTTGGCATTGGCGAGGTCCGCCGCGGTGGTGGCCTGTGTCCGACTGGCATCCCCCAGTTGCGCCTGTCCTTGCTGAGCAACACCCGCGGTGCCACGCGCTTCCAGCCCCGACCCCAGCATCCCACGTCCACCCAAGGCCGATCGCAATCCTGTCAGGGCGCCCGCAGTTTCTTGCCCGGTAGCATCTTTCGCTGCACCAAAGGCGGCACTTTGCGCTGCGGAGGTATCGACAGGTGCAAGGGTCTGCACACCGCTGAAACCGCCCGTAGATCCATTACCACCACCAGTGCTGGCCTGTATGGAACTAACGCCGCCCCCACTCGTGGATGGCACTCCCGCCGCACTCGACAGCCCAATCAGGGCCGGTGATGAGATGCCTGGGGATGGCACGGTGGCTGCATTGCCCGTTGTGGGGGGTGCTGCGGTGCCCAGGGGTGACCCAGCAGCGGCACCAAAGGCACTCACCCCCTGACCGAGCGCGGTCCCTGTGGCGGCAGCGTTCTTACGGGTTTGCGCTGCGATCGCCTGGTTGTAGGCGTCCGTACCCTTGACATACATCACCCCGTCGATGGTGTCGTAATTAGAACTCGGTGGTTGGACGGGTTTGACGCTATTGTTCTGGTACGGATCTCCGTTAGGACCCGCCGCGATAACCGTATTTCCCATATTCAGGACTCTCTTCTCAGTGTACCATCATTGGCACGGATCTTGCTTAAACGAAGCCGATTTCGCCTTCCCCTTGAATCGTCAATGCTGTGGCGGTGTTGGAGCCCCCCACAAGGAAGTCGGCGACGTCCATCCGGAGGAGGCCGAGCCACTCAAAGTACGACCCAACGGGCACGGCGACACCCGTCCCAATCACCTCGGTGCCCGCGACGTTTCCCGCCGTTCCCCCTTTCCACAAACTGAAGGTGGCCGCGATCGAGGCATGTTTATTGACGATCCGCACATGCCGCAGGATGACGTACGGCTGCGTCATGGTGTAGCCCGTCGGCCCCGTCACGGCGGTGATGTTGAAGTTCCAGATGTTCGTGGTCAACGTGGCGGTGAGGGCCACAGGACCAAGCGAGATGAGTTTGTTAGCAGCCATACTTAGACTCCTGCGAGCATGTTCCAGAATGAGGCGATTTGTGAACTGATGGCGGCATCGCTGGCGTCGGTTTTGATGTAACCATCGGAGAAGTCGAACGTGATATTGCTGGCGACAAGATTGACACCACTCGCGATGGTCGCAGGAAGGGTACCTGTCTGCCCATTGAGTGTGTTCTTCGCCAGCCCAACGCGATTGGCACGGCGAGGCGTTTCAAGGTGTTCGCCATAGCTGTTCTCCTAGAGTGTCGCGGCCTTCGCGTGAATGGCCGCGAGCGCCGCGGCGGGCGTGATCGGGGGTAACGGCGCCGGCAGCGCCGCCCGCAGGACGTTGAGTTGATCGATGAGCGCGAGCACGAGCGCCCGCGTGGCGATCGGGAAGCTGTCGACATCGGCCTGCGCGGCGAATTGCGGTGTCGCCGCGGGGCTCGTCTCGAGGACGTTCCGCGCCGCCGTCACATGAGCGGGTAGCCAGGCGGTCGCTTTCTTGAGCGAATAGGTCGCGGAGCCGGGCATGTGCTGATAGCCCGCCGTGGCATCGAGCGCGCGCAAGTTCGCGAGGAGCGTCGCCGGGTCGGGCTCGGTCGTGCGGGTCACGCTGAACGCTTGGTAGGCACTCACAGGACTTCGCCTACACACGTGCCAAACGCATACGTCGCGTTCACGCTGGCCGAAAACGTCGCGGCGCTGTTGCCGTTCTGGATGAGGATTTGCGAGAGACCCGCGATCGTGATGAAGCGACCCCCGAGCTGCGTGACGAGATTATCTAAAATGATGGCAAAGCTGGAGGCGTTGCCGCCCGTAAATATAAAGCCGCCAAACTGGCCGCCGGCGATCTGCAGGAGAGCCGTGGGCGTCCCGGCGATCGACGTCGTTAGCACTTCAACCGCGACGCTCAGGCGCCGCCCATCAAGGAGATACTTCATGATCGAGCGGTCGCCGACGTCGACGGTCCACGTCATCGCGCCGCTGCCGGTAAAGTCGCCGGCAACATAGGCGGGCGTAATCCATGCACCTTGCGCGTGCTGGACGAGACGCCAGCGCGGCGTCCCCGCGACGAGGCTCGCGTCGTAGACGTAGCGCGCGGCCCCGCCCGGCGCGATGGAGGTCGGGCCAGAGGTCGCGTTATTCGTCACGCGCCACGCGGCCGCCGGGGTCGCATGTTCGTGGATGAGATCGGTTTGCTGCGTGCCGAGATTACGGAACGTGAGTGATTGTCCGTCTTGGCCGGGCGCGATCCCCTGCACGGTCAAGAGCGCGGCGTTGAGCAGAAAGATCGTGAGCGGCCCGTTGCCGGGCGGAATCGGGAGCGCGTTCTGCACGCCCGTCGTCGTGATCGTGAGCGTGCCGGGGCCCCAGGTCGGCATCGTCGCTGGCCACGGCCACACGAGATCATCGCCGTCCTGGCCGTCGAACCCCATCGGGCCGGGCGCACCTACCGCGCCCGCGGCCCCTTGCGCGCCCGGAGCGCCAGGGCCGCCCGGTGCGCCCGGCACACCGTCCGCGCCGTCGATGCCGTCAATGCCGTCGAGCCCCATCCCGACCGGTCCCTGCACTCCTTGAGCGCCGCGCGCGCCAACAATTCCCGAAGGACCCGGTTCGCCCTCGGCGCCGTCGTCACCGGGAAATCCGCGAGGTCCAGCCGTAACGGTATTGCTGGCGGCGCTATTCTTCGTCGCAAGCAGCGCCGACACGTCCACACCCAATCCTCGCAGCGCCCCAAAGAGCACTTCGAACATCTGGTTGACGCCCTCGACTTGCGTTTCGGTGAGGGGCCATGCGAGTTCGTAGAGTGGACGACCGGGGACTGTCAGCGCCATTAGCGACGCCCAATCAGATTGACGGGGTTAATTTCGTACCCGAATAGGTTGACGTCCACGCCGACTTCCGCATTCACCAATTCCAGTTGCGCGTGTTTGCCAGTGCCGAGACGCCCCAACCGTTGACGGGATTTAGTGAGGTCGGCGTATTGCGTCTTGGTAATTGAGGCGTTGCTACTACCGACCCGAGACACCACAGACAGATGCCCAGTGGGTTGCGCCACACCCAGAATGCTTACTTCGCCAAAGAACTTTTCTTGATCAGGCGTCTCTACTGCGTGCCGCTTTCCAATGGCGTCGAATGTGATGGCCGTGGCGGTATCCGCAAGACCATCCTGCCGCGCATCCTGATCCTGAAACACCGATGCCGCACTCCCAACCATCGGGAGGCTACGATTGGCGCTGTTGGTCCGCAGGAACGCCGACGTCGGCGTAAACAACGTCGTCAGATGGGGTCCCCACCATGTGCCATCGGCAATGTTGTATTCAATCCACGTATTAACGACTGAACTGCCTGCCGCAGCAAGATACAGTCGATAGCAGGGACGTGCCACATCAATCGTGGCAAACGCAATCGGAAACAGGTCTTGGTTGAAGTAGCTGGTCGTTGTGAACCACGATCGCACATTCCCCTTCGTATCGGTGCCGTTTGAAATGCACGTGATCCCCGCCGAGTTCCATGTATACACACCATCCTTCCAGAGGAAGTAGGCCGTATCGCGAAATACCTTCATCGTCTCTTGCGACTCCAGTCCGAGTTCTCTCGAAAGGATAATGACGTTAAGGTCAGTGTCGGTAAACCCGAGCGCGTTGAGCGTCTCAGCGCCGCTGCCCGTGATCTGTGCGAGGAGGTTGCGCCGTCCCACGCCAAGCGCATCCCGGCGTGGCAAGAGACCCACCACGCCGAAGAGGTCAGAGCCTTTACCCGGGATCGGTAGCGAGTTATCAGATGGCCACGCATATTGAATCCCGGCTTCAGTGTAGCGAACATCATCAATGTCGGTGTCGCCCACACCAAACAAGCGTCCACGGAATTCCGCAATGCACGTCAGACGGGGTGGGGTGCCGAGAACGGGTGCCCCGAAGATGGAAAGTCCCGCATCAGGGAGATTGTCCTGAATAGTCGTGATAACGTTGCCATTCAGATCCACCCACTGAAAATACACGGCACCGTTATCCGTGGTGCGGTAGAGACGTCGCAGTGTAATCTGGTCCGGCGAGACATCCACACTGGCCGCTTGCAGAAATTGACTGGTGATGGTGACACCTAAACTCGGTGGGCTGTAGTCACTCTCGCTGATGATGTTGCCGAAGGCATCCAAGGTGACGAAGGTCGCTTTGACCATGAAGTGTCCGGTGAGTGTGCTGCTGCCCTGCCCCGTCAGGACGGGCTGAAGGCGGGGTGGCTTCGGCGTGAGCAACCGCACGATGCCCAGTGCGTCAATGATGAGGGGCTGGCTGGGCGTGTTCACTAGCACGGCGTAGTTGCCGTAGATCACCCAGCGAGGCGGCACATCGGTACGCAGCGTAATCCCCGTAGGGAGGGTCAGCGTGGACAGCACTCCGGCATCACTGAGCCGTTGAAGGGAGGTGCCTGCTTGAATGATGGACGGCATTAGAGCGGCTCAATCCCATAGATCGGTAACAGGGCATGCGTGGTGTCGGGCAACGTTGTCGTCAAATTCGTCCAGGTGATGCCATCGGGGGTGCTTACGATCACGCCAGACAGGGACTTGCCGCCCCCAATAGCGTAGAGAAATCCGCTGTCCTCAAATAAGAGGTTGATGGGACGCAACGTGCCGCCTGCCCCGGAATACGCTGTCGTCCATGAGGTGCCGTCGAACTTTCGGATGGTCACGACGGCGGGGGTATCGTTGTTCCAATAGGCCGCATACAGGTTGCCCTGAAACACCCGCATCGCTGCAAATCCGTTGTTGACAATCGCTGTGCCGCCCGCGCCGGTATCGGAGGTGGTGTAGGCACCGGCCGTATCGCGCACAATGACGAGTCCGCGTACCGTGCCGACGCGATCCGTGCCGACATACAGCTTCCCAAGGTACGACACCATCGCATCGACGGCGCCCTGTGACGACCCCGCGACATCGGCATCCTGCGTCCATGCCGTGTCAATACCCGGACGAAAGTAGTAGATTTTGCCCGCGGTGCCGACGCCATTATTCGTCCCACACCACAGCCGCCCCATATGCCACGCCAACGCATATGGCATTTCGCCCGCGGCAAACTTCGTCCCCAACACCGTCAGTAGTCCCGTTGCCGGGTCCAACTCAAACACCCGCCCACGCCAATCAGCGGAGGAGGTGCCCGAGTCAAATGTGGAGAGATAGCACACGCCATTCGCCGCCAGCATCGACAGCACCGCTTGTGGTACCGTGCCGCTATCCGTCGCCGGAAGCGTACACAACAGGCGATCCGCATGTCCATCAAAAATGCGAATTGGTGGATACGTCGTATTGACGGTATACCCCTTGGACGGATAGATCGTGAAGTTGTCCACGATGCAGGACGCGGCGGGCGATCCACCAAAATGCGCCGTGCCTGCGGTGGCCCATACACCAATATTGGTCCACAATCGCGGGTCCGCCGGGGTCCCACCCGACACCACCATCGTGTTGCCGCCGAATTCGATGGGCGATTCAAACCAGCCATCATCTGTTGCCGGACCACTACAGGCCACAAATCCGGCGCCCGGCGAATCCACCTGATAGATGGACTCCCCCAGCGACGCTTTACACCACCACTGCGGCACCCCCGCAGGAAAGAGCGGGATGATGGCGTTCGACGCGGGAATGGCCCCCGATGTTGGCGTCTCAATGACGAGGGTCGTACCATCCGTATTCGGAACCGGCGTGGCCGTTGCGGTGCCCGTGGGCAGCACCGTCACCGGCACCGTCGTGGTGCCACCTCCAAATGCAAACCCGTAGACATCTGTGCCGTTACCTGCGACGTCTGACCCGATGGCGATGTCGCCCAGTGCAAAGGCATTGATACCGCCCGCAGCGATTTGCCCATTGGCGATGGAGCAGTAGGTGGAGACGGTGCCCGTCTGGATCGGACCACGCCATGCGGCTTCCGGCGCACCCGCCACGTATGGCCGCGTCACTGCAAAGGCGGGCGTGTAGCCCAGTCCCGTGACATGTACGCCAATGCCCCCACCCCCCGTCACTTTGAAGGTGGAGAACGTCTGCCAGATTGGGTCCGTCGCCACAATATCAAACACGACGTAATAGTAGCGCACGATGGTGCCGGTGTCGTTGACGTTGTTATCAGTACCCAGAGTAAACGTTCCCGCATGACCCAGGTCAGAAGGCGGAACAACCGTGACGATTTGATTCGTCAGGGATTTGGCTTCCGCTTCAAGAGACACGGAACCCCCGATGGGCATATCGGTATTCTGGATAACGGCAACACCTACACGCCCAAAGACCCAGAGCATCGTCGGCGTGACCCCCGAGGGCAATGTCACTGTCGGATTCGGGGAGGTGTGCGCTTGATAGTGCCCCGTCCGCATCTTCAGCCCACTGGTATCGGAAAGAATGACAGCGGTGTACGTCGCCCCATTGGTGTTGACGTGAACACCCTGTCCCGCGTCATCTTTGACCGTGAACCCGCCTGCAACCATCGACATGATGCCGCCCGTCGTCGTCTGATTGGTGCCCACGGACATCAAGGCCGTCTTACCTTGGGTAAGCATATCATCTGTACAGACGGTGGCATCGTATGTTAGTGACGGCCAGATCCAGACGACCCGAGAGCCTGCCGACAGATCAACAGCCGTGGCAATTAGACGATTCGATGTGCCGTCTCCGGTATAGGTAAGAATCTGTTGCGACCACTTGCCCCCGCCACCCACGGCATAGGTGCCGCTATTCGCCAAGCCCACCCACTGCCAGTTCGCGGTCGTTTGCGCCACGCCATTCGCATCGGTATAACTGACGCCAGTGATGGTCCCATTCAGCGTAGACGCCGACACAGTATGTGTAGACCCATCTGGCAGCGTCAACTGATTGGTGGTGTCGTACATCACCAACGGACCCGTTTGAAAATCCACGCCGCTGGGATTAGCTTTTGAGGTGCCGCTATTGAAGGCGATCGCAGCCGTCAGAGGCGTATATCCGTACACCGCACTCACGGTGCCTGCGGAGGTACGGAACGGGGTGGTCGCGGCTTTCGACGGGTCAAAGGGCGTTTCGTAACCCGGAATACGAATCAAGCCGTCTGGACCCGGAAACCCCTGGGGTACCGCCAGAAATGCCGCCACATTCGCGACGACCGTCGGGTCGGTCGCATTTATTGGGTACTGGTAGCGATAATACACCGGAATGTACGGCAACGCCATTAGGATGTGGCTCCTCGACCGATGTAGACCGCATGCAACCCCGCGGGCGTGGTGGTGGGCACTGGCAAATCAATCCCTCCCAGCACGATCCCCGCGGTGGCCGTCGTGGTAAACCGCACGAGTCCGGCCCGTTTCCGCAAACTCGAGGACCCCGACGACACCTCCGACACAGCATTCTGCGCCTGCATCAATTCATTGTCCGCGAGTTCCAGGGGGTTCTTATCGACGTTCACACCGTTGAGCCCCATGCTCTCAACGATGAGCGGAATCTGCGCCATGTTACTTCTGAGCGGCGCGTTTCAGTCCTTTGAGCGCCGCGCCCTTGGACGGTCCCTGCGCGGTATTTGAATTGTACCAAACCTTCCCTGCGATGGCGGGTTTGTCGGCGTTCTTCCCGCCCTGAAAGGGATCGGGTTTCCCTTGGGGTTCCAGTGCAGCCGGTCGTTTCGTGAATGCCATGTTACATGTCCTCGTATAAGCCGTCGAACAGCCCTTCGACTACTTCTTCTTCTTGCTCTTGCCGGGGCGTGAGGGCGGTCAAGAGGGATTGCTTGTCGGTGCTGTAGATGGCAAGCCATGCCGGGTCGGGCATGCGATCCTCACGCTGTTTGGCGAAGGCCCACGCCACACACCACGCAATCAGGGCGTTGTCGCTTTCGCCCGGGATGGGGTTAAGACTCGTTTCGACCAGCGTTGCGAGGGTATGCACATAGACCAGACGAATCGGGATGCTTGCAGAGACGGGTGGAGCACCTACGATGGATGGTGCGCCTACGGGCGACCCCGCATTCAACAGGTCATAGTAGACGGTAAGTGCCTGCTGCGAGTTCAACAAACTTTGCGACCGCGCCATCTGGAACGCCTGCGAATGAAACTGCTTCGGTTTGAAGTAGGTCCATGACGAAGATGCTACTGCTGTGGGGTCACCCAGCGCATGCGGCTCAATCATCAGGATGCGGAAACAGTCGGTCGGCACGCCCGTGAACGATGTCGTCGTGCCGGAGACGCCTACCGGATAGACGCATGACTGGTCATCCAGAATGGTGGTGAAGTGCCCCTGATGCAAGTCGATGATCGATCGCCACAGGTCCTTGGCGCCCAGGATCAGGATGTCGAGCAATTCCTGCTCCGTCCAAAATGGGCTCAGCAATCCAGACGTATTAATAGCTGGCGCAGTCGCACTATTGCCCGCCAGACCCGTATCATCAAATGTCGTCGCTGCCGTTGTCGAACCAATTTTGCCAAGAGATGTGGGCGCGGTTCCATTGGTAGCCACCCGGTAGATGTCGTAGCCCGTTGCCGCGGGCACGGCGGTCCATGTGAGGCGGTTGAAGTTGACGCCGGTCAAGGTGGCGGCGCCCGTGGCGATGGTCGTGGTCTGACTCACATCAGACGAGCCCGCTGTATTGGTCGCGACGATCGCATACCCGATGACGGAGGTGCCAGGCGTCCCCTGCGGCGACACCAGTGGCGATCCCGGTGTCGTCAGCGCGTACGGTTCCAGTAAACGTGTACGCGCCAATTGCCGCAGTGTGAGGAGTTGCGTCGCCATCTACCTAGTTACCTCGGGCAGCGAGGAGCGCGGTGTGAACGCCCATCGTTTCCACAATGCGACGGGCATCTGTTTCAGGAATGACCAGCGCCGTGGGCCCAAAGAAGACCCTGGATTGGCCGTCCCCCGGCGCTAACGGTGATGGGATCATTACCAAAGTAATCTGGTCCGTGTTGACGAAGACGGTATTGTGCGCCGCGTCATGAATCTCGATGAGCATAGACCCTCCAGTCTAGAGTGTGGTTACGGAATGAAGTTCTGCACAACCGTCGGATCAAGACGCTGGTAGGCATCCCACGTGATATCGCCCACGGCACCCAGTCCACTCGGGACGAACACCAAACTCGCGCCTTTGGTCAAATTGAACCCAACCGGCCCAAAGTCATACTCCGCGCCCGCGGGGTCCGGTGTTGGCGCCACAGACGCTGGAATCAAGCCCGTGACGAGTACGCCCGCTGAGTCCTGAATACTCCACGTAACCCCCGCCGATGCGGAGGACACGTGAATGTGGAGACGCTGGACGTACACGGTATTCTGACCCTTGAACTTCGCCGTCGCCAGAGTCGTCTGACCCGTAAACGCGGTTACGGCCAAACTGCCGCTGTCACTGCCGTACTGCTGCCGGTATTTGTAGTAGCCGTCAGACATGACTCACTTCTCCACATAGCCGAATTCGTATTCGTAGGTGGCACCCGTGGAGAACGTCGCACCCCACGCATGAATGGACAGCATCGTGTTGGGCGGCAGAGCGATCGGCGCCATTGCATAGTAGACGTGGGCGCGCAACGTACCATCTGTGGGCAGACTGGACGGGTCACAGAGTTCGCCTGATCCAAATGACCACTGATAGACATCCCCGACCACACCAATCACGGTGGGTCGGAACGGCCGATGACCAACGATGCGACGATTCGATGTCGCCGCCGTCAGCGTCACTGCCCCCGCACTGACCTGTGCCAGTGAGGTATTCGAACTGGCCTGATTGACGTTCACCGGCGTAAGGGCATTACCCGCAACGAACGCGGAAAACCGATTGCCCTGGTCAATCGCCAACGTAAATTGCTGCATGGCATTGCCAACCGGCAGCACCGTCATCGTCATCCGCAAATACTGCGGGTAGATCGTCGCAGACCCGCCGCCGTTGTAGATGGAGAAACAGGCTTTGGTCTCCACCAGTGTCGTGGAAACGGCATGCCCAATGAGTCCGGTGCCCGGCACTGTGGACGCCGTGTAATACGCCCCCTGATCCGCCGCGATCGTATCGCGAGCGGTCAGGACGGTAACGGGGAAATTCGCGCTTGTTAGACTCATGATTACTTCTCCACGTAACCGAATTCAACTTCGAACGCGGGAGCCGTCGTCTGACCCGTCGCCCACTGCATCACCCGCCACGACTGATTCGGGCCAATGATGACCGGCGCAAAGTTGTAGGTGACGTTGCAAATGGCCGTGCCGGTCTCGACCAGTGACATCGGGTCCATCTGTTCCGTGGACCCAAAGTTGAACTGGTAGACGTCGCCCACGACGTTGATCACGCCGCCATTGCGAAACGACTGGTTGCCGGTAATGCGCTTGTTGCTCGTGGACGCCGAGCACACAATCGCCGTGCCCAGATTGATCTGCGCCTGGGAGTTGTTCGGACTCCCCATATTGACGTTGACGCCCGACAACTGCTTCGTTGCAGGCGTCGTGACGGGATTACCCTGGTCCATCTCCATCGTGAAACGCATCACCGTCGCCACCGCCTGTGCCGCAGTGCAGGTGAGTCGTAGATAGAGCGGATAGATGTTGACCGGGTTCAGCACCGTGCTGCCGTTGTACACCACCATGTACGGAGCGACTTCGGCCTGCGCGAGCGTTGTTTCGTTCGTGACCGTGTTGGCGATGCCTGTGCCGGGCGTGGTCAGGGCGACAAAGTAGTTGCCCGAATCAGCCAGCGCCGTATCGCGATTGAGGACCGGCGCGACGACCGGATTGGTTCCTGCAAGTGACATGATCGTATCCTTTGAAAAAGTGCCTGTGCCTTACAGGATGATAACGGCGCCGATGAGCGGAAAGACGGTGAAGGACAACTGGAGTGTCGTGGGCGTCATGTTCGATGTCGGCGTGACGTTGAACGTGGCGAGTCCGCCTGAGCTATCCGTTGCCGTGGCCGACCACGTGAGGGTGCCCGTGCTCACTGCTTTCGCCTCTTCTGCGGAGACGTACGTATGCGTCAGCGTCAGGGAGCCCCCTTTGTTGACCACGGAATACGTGGTGTGGAAGGTATCAACCTGGATATCCGACGCGTTGATGAAGATCGCGGACCAGAAGACGATGCCCGCACAGCCACTGAGCGCCGGGACCTGCGTGGTGAAGGCGGCATACGCCGCGCCGCTCACCAGTGTCTTGGTGCCCGTAACAGGCTGCACTTTGACGATGCCATCAGCACCCGCAATCGTTTTTCCGGAAAGGGCCTGCGCCGTATTGGTGTCAACGAGGGTGGTTTCCGTGGAACCGGAACCGGCACCATTGATGATCGCCAGTCCCGACGTTGCGTCAATGCGAATCGGGGCCGACGTTGCCGTGGCAAAGCCGCGCTGGGCGGCGCCGCGGTAGAGCGAACGAATACCTGACATACTATGCTCCTTGGCTGGACTGGGGGAGATGCGTCCCCCACCCATGTGGCCTATAGAGTCGAACCTATCCGCGCATCCAGAACAACAGCCCCGAGGCTATCGAGCGAGTCGAAGAATCAGCAATACGACGACGACGATCAGCAGCAGGTGAATCGTGGCACCGCCCACCGGCACCACAACCGCCCCCAGCAACCACAACACGAGCAACACCACGATGAGTGTTTCAAGCATTAGGCGCCGATGATGATGAAGCCGTAGATGGCGTTGGCGAGCAGGTTCAATGTGGAACCCGTGCGCGTGGTATCCTGCGTCCACGTCAAACCCGAGGACAGAGCCCGGCCATCCGGGTAAATGACAAACTGATCACCCGCGACCGTCGCAGCGAGTGCGCCATCCTGCGTGCCGTCCGTGGTCGCAGTCGTCGCGTTGTTCGTCCACTTCAGAATCGTCTCGGTTGCGCCCACCTTCTGCGCGTAGATGGCGTAGAGGGTGCAGGCCGCGTTCGCCGCCACCTGATTGGCTGTGTTGCCGGAGTCGCTGGCCGTCGCCGTGCCGTCAATCGCAATCAACTGCAAATTAGCGTTACGCTTGTCGGTCGCCAGATACATCTTCAGATCAAGGAAGGCATTCTGCGTCGCCGGGGACGCGCCCTTACTCGCCGTATTGATCGCGGAGAGCGTGTTCTTAACCTTCTGCCATACGAGATTGCTTGACTGGAGTGAAAGTGCCATTGTTCTATCCTCGCCAGCCCGTCGCTCAGATGTCGCGCTACGTTAACGTGACAAGCCCGGATCGAGCCGTACTACTAGAGGAGCCTGCTGTGGGCACATGGCGCTCCGAACCCATGCCAGGACTAGAAACCCGCTGTCCTGTACGTCTGGTGTAACTGGCCCACGCATCCCCCGAGCGTGCCCACATGTCGTTGCGAACCGCTTGCTTGTTCGCCTGTTTTTCTGATGCTTCTTCAGCGTCTCTGGCATCGGCCATCTTCTCGCCGCCGCCATGCGCCCAGATATCCCGTCGCTGCAAGGAGGCGATGATGTTGTCAATCGACCAACTCGCCATTGAGTAGCGATAGATCATCGTGACAGGTACCAATCCATGCGCAAGGCAAAAGCGTGTATCCGGCTGCGTAATCGTCTCGGATAGCGCCTGATCCATCGCGCTTGCGACGCGTCGCTTCCGCGCCAGCACATACGCATACGGCACATGCCGGGACGGAAACACCACCAGTTCGGCATCAAAGTCATACAGCCGTTGGAGCCAGAAGGCGGGCGGGCACGCCATCTTTGCGTCGTGGTCGAGATAGTTCTTTCCGACCCACGGATTCGCCACTACTGGGTGTCCGCTTCCATGTTCATGTTGGCAGTGCCGCGGCCCCGGACGCCGCCATCGAAGGCAGACTTGGCCTGCACGCCACCCTTCTTGCCCTTGACGACGATGTGCTCGCCCGGCTTGACCGTATCCTCGGTGAGCGTCTTCCAGTCCATGCGGCAGGCCGCATCACAGTGTGCGTCCCACTCGTCCTTCGTCAATGCCTTGCAGTCATCCGGGGTGCCCTTGACGCCCAACAGATACCGCGCACCCGAGAGACTCGGGTTGTTCGGGTCCGCACTGCCCATGATCGGGTTCTGGTTCTTGGCGTACCCCACCGCGACCTTGGGTAGCGCCGACTCGCCCGGCGGCAACACCGTATCCTGTCCGTCGAAGCGTACGTTCAGCGGAATCGGGGTACGATTGACGACGGTCACCATTTCCTGAAAAATACCGATATAGCTACCCTCTCCCTCTTCTAACGTCTAGTTAACGAGTGACGACTTTCCTCAGCGCACTGATAATCCCGTTCTTGTCTTCAACGTAATCAGTCATGCTATACCCCTCCTAAGAGAGGTATAGCACAACTGATATTCGCTAAATCACAAGAAAACCTCGTAAACCACTGTAAACAAAGGACTAAAGGTCCTTGACCACTACGAGCGTTTGCCCCGTCACGCCATCCCAACGAGCGTTGAGCCCGGGGTTCTTGCAGAAGTACTGCTTTCTTACAAAGTAGGTCGCCTCATACGCATGACGCGCACCCGAGCCCGAGCCGTCACGAATCCACACGAGGCCATCCCGATCCATGAACTTGCCCGGCTCACTGATGTACCGCTTGAAGCCGGACTTCTTCGTATCGAGGAAGTAGACCTGCGCGAGGCCCAGCGTGCGAATGGCCTTGATCGCCACTTCACCGATGGTGAGGTCGCCCTGGGTAAACGCCTTGGTGCCGCCGTCCGGCGACTTCAGGTCGTTGCCCATGTAGCGACGGTCGGCGTCGAGCAGCTTGATGTATTCGCGACGCACCGACTGGTGCATCAGGATGACATTGATGATGCCGCCCAATTTCTCATACACGACGTCCGCGGTGCGCTGCGCCACATCAAGCGACAGAGCGCCCACGCTGGACACGACGTACGACTGGAGCGACGGGACGAGGCTTCGGCTGATGCCGAAGTAGTTGTCGCGGTTGGTGCCGTCATCGACCAGCGCCGGGAGGCCCCAGAACGCCTTTTCGAAGGCCGTATCCTGGATGTCCGTCACGCTGGTGGACGCTGCCTGGACCACGTAATCGTTCGCCACCCACGACGGGTCCGCGGTGAACGTCACGCTCGTGCCATCGCTGGCCGTCGAAAGGGCCGTGGACGCCGTGGCGCGAATCGCGCCCGAGGCGGGGTTGATCGCGGCGAGCGCCATGCCGACGTCGATGAACCGATTACCGAACGAGGAGCCGGAGATGTTGCCCGGGCTCTTGAGGGTGCAGACCGCGGCATCGGCGTTCACGACCGCCAGCACGCCACGTCCGTCCATGCCCAGGGCATGCTCTTCCCGGCGCGCAATGTCATCCACGAGACGCGTCTTTTCGTCCGTCATCCCATTACGAAAGGATGCTTCCGAACTGACCAGATCGGCCATCGCCTCTTCCGTCATACGGATACGGGCGATGAGTTTCTTCATGTCCACGCGCCCCTGCGCATGGGTCTGGTTGCCCGCGACGGGATACGCCGAATCCTCACCCGCGAAGAACGGGGAGGTGTTGCGCCCGAAGTGATGGGTGAACTTGGTGCCGAGTCCGCCCTTCCAGTCCACCTGCTCGACCGGGAACTCTTCCTTGAGCTGGAACATGTTGTTCACGCCTTCGGAGACGCCCTGTTCGAAGGTGTCCTTGGAGAGGCCGGAGAGGGCCGTGGTATCGGCACCGACGAGGAGATAGCCCTCGCTGCCGTTCAGAATAGCGTCACGAAATGCATTGCGAATCATCGCTGGTGTCCTTGTTATTCTCCGAAGGCGCCGCCGTGTTTGTGAAACGAATCGACGAGGGCGTCTCCGAATGATTTGTCGTTGGAGAAGTCCACCTTCTTACCGCCCGAGGTCACGACACTGCGGTCGCGGGAACCCGGCACGTTTCGAAGACGGTCATTCTCAGTTCTCATTGTTAAGCGTCGCGCCGGTTCGAAAAAGTCCTCCATGAAGTCCTTGACGAATTCCCCCACCAACTTGGGGTCGCCCGCTTCATGCCGTACCAGGAATTCCGGGTTCGATTCCGCTTCCTGCACATACGCCCGCTTGATCCGGTTCTGCTGGCGTTCGGTGAGCGTGCCGCCCATTTCTTTGGCGACCGCATCCACCGTCGAGTCCAACATCCGGGTGCCGTGCGATTCCCAGCGCCGAGCGTTCTCGGCTTTGAGTTCCGCCGCCTGCGTCTTCAGTTCGCGGAGTTCCGCCAGTTCATCCTTGGAGAGACTGCCGAAGTCCGGCCCCATGACTGCCTGGAGACGGGCACGAATCGCTTCGTTGTCCGTTTCTTCGGCCGACCGGGGGTTGACGCCCGTGAGCGCCTGAATCCGCCGACGCTCTAGCGCGAGTTCGGCGTTGCGTTCGGTGACTTGTGTTTCGAATGCCTGACGTGACTTGCGTTCTTTTTGCAGATCCGCGAGCATGCCTGCGATACGGGGGTCCTCAGCCGGTCGAGCGCCCGCGGCTGGCGGGGTGGTACGTTGGACCGTCGAATCCGACTGCTGCCGTGGTTCGGGGGCGACTTTCGTGTCCGCCGTAGAGGACACATCCCCGATCTGCTGATCTACGACCTGTTCGTCTGCCATTGGCTTACTCCTAGTTTTACCAGCGGAGCGCTGGAGCCTTCGGCGTATGGCATAGAATATGCCCTACTCCCTTTCTTCAGTGTACCACACTTGGCATGGGTTATGCCTACCCGACTTTGCCCGGCGGATGCTCCGGCTGCGCCTTGTTCCCCGCGGGGGCTGAATTCTCGTTGGAATTCTTCATCGCCCGGGCCGCCCCCGCCGGTTCTGGCGGTTTGGCCGGTGTTCCGGCCGATATTGGGGGCTTCTGTTGCCCCGGTTGCGGCGCCATCTCGCCCACGGCCTCATCAAACGCCTGTCGCACCTGCGGGTCCACCAGATCCGGCCCGCCAAACGCAAAGCTGATCCGCGGTTTCTCAATCGGTGCCACCGGCTGTGGCAGGGCCTTCTGAATCTCCTGCATATGCAGTTCAAGCAGCTTTTGCGTCATCGGCACCTTCGTCAGGAGGTCCCGGATGTGGTCATCGTTCGCCCACTTCAAGAATTCCTGCAAATGGAGCGTGGCGTTGTACCACGGTTGCCACTTGAGAGGCGTAGACTCCAAGGGGGATGGCGGGGGCGGGGGTGGCGCAATGGCCGGGGGCATCGGCGCCGCCGGATTTGTCGCCGCCACCTGCAACTGCTGCTGTTGCTGTTGCTGCGTCTGCTGAATCGCCGCGGTATAGGCGTTCTGCTGTGACTGCACCGTCTGCACGAGCATCTGAAGATTCTTCGGATCGACCACCCATGTCTCAAACGCCTGTTGCTTCTGCAAGGCGCTCTGGATCTGGATATCGAGCGTCGGAATCATCCGGGTCAACCCAAACAACTTCAGCCCTTCATACTGTTGATCCGGCTGTTGCATATCAAGCATGTGGAGGCTGGCGGCGTGTTCCACCGCGGCGCGTAAACCCAAATTCGTCTTTGGCGTGGTGCTGCCGTCTTCGACCACGACCGACACATCGCCCTGTAATTGTGCCCGCTTGAACGTCTGGAAGGTCCACGTGCGCGCAGGCGTCATCACGCTCCGCACCCGCTCTTCGGGACCAAATTCCCGCTCCAACTCCAGCGCAAACTTAAACCAATTTTTATAGGCTTCGCCACGCGACGTAAACACGGAGGCAAACCGCGCCTGCGACCGCTCAATCAGCGCCTGGATTGCGGAGAACGCTTCCACGCCCGCTGGTTTCTGCCCCTTCATGATGTCGAAGGTGCCGGAGAGGTCCTCGATGTCCTTTAGGTATTGCTCACGGAGCGCCATGATGCTGGCGTCGATCGGAATACCGGGGATGCGTTCGGGTTTGGCATTGCCGCCCACGGTCAGTGGATTCCACTTGATGACGAGCCCGGGCATGCCCGTGAGTTTCTGAATCTCGGCGCCCTTCGGCTCCAACCACACCGGATTCGCCATGCGCTGCAAGCACAACAGTACTTGCGAGTCAAGTTGGTTAAGTTGATCCTGCTTCTGAATGATCACATCCAATGGACCCGACCCAAGAATGCGTCCACCGACATGCTCGTAGTGGGCATGCGCGAATGTGAACAGCGGATTGCCCGCCGCATCCTTGTACGGCAACGGGCCGGGCAACGCTTCATCATCCAGATGAATCACGATGGGACTGCCATCTCCGGCGACTCGGAAGACGAGCCCTTCCGGGTAGGCGTCGCACGGCTTCATCCAGACTTCGTACTCCGTGATACCTTCGTCGTTTTGGCCCCCACGTCCAGACCCTTCCGACCAGTAGATGGGTGTGATGCCCAGGTCATTCGTCTGCACCAAACTGGTGAACAGTGCCATCGAATGATCCATCGGCGCCTTTTGCCACGTCATCGTGGGTACAAGGTCCTTTAGGATGGGATGACTCTGGTAGTACCGCTTCGTACGCCACCGCGCCCGCACCACATACGGCAAATCCTCAAAACGGGTGTAGGCGTTCGGAAAGGCAATCTCCAGGGGCGATAACACCATCGTCGCTGGGATGCCCTTCGCTTTGTTCGTCTGGACGGGCTCTCCCGTCAACGGGTTCATGGCCTGTTGGAAGTTGCTGCCCTGACATCCCGGGCAAATCGGTTGGGCGCCGGTCAATTCTGTGGAAGGCGTTACCACCCCACAATCCTGACATTCCTCCGCGGTAATCGTCAGCGATCCGTGCTTGATGTCGTAGTCCACGTAGGTGTGCAGGAAGGCATTCCCGGTCACGCACAACCAGAAATCGAACTCGGACATCGCCACGTTCATCAAATGGGTTTCGTGGAGCAGCGGCGCCATCTCGTCGGCGGTTGCCGCGGCACTGACATTGGCGGGGTCACTCCCGTTCGGCCGCACATTCACACTCAGCGCGATACTGGTGAACATGGCGCGAATCGCCTGCACCGTTTCCTTGCACTTGTTCGTGACGGGGCGCGGAATCCACGCGGCCATACGCTTGTCGCGCCAGCCGCCATACTTCGACGCGTATTCAATCCACTGTCGGCCTAGCACGTACCACAGGTTGCGTTGCCACTGGCGCTCGAATGTCCAACGGTTATCATAGGACTCGCGCTTCACCACTTCCCACAAGTCGAGCAACTCCTGGTCATCATATGACCCGGTAAGAGGCACATCCTGCGGATTCGGCGTATCTTTCGGCGTAACAGATTGCGCCTGCGGTTTTGCTTGATCGAGTGGTGTGGTGAACGTAGCCATCAGTTAAGCCCTTTTTGAATACACAACTTCGCCACCTGGGTCCCACGAGATACCTTGTTTCAAGGCTTCTTCATCGCCCACATCGTCAAACGAAACGCCGGAGTTCAGCACATCGGCACTAGACAGCACATTCGATGTTTGCTCAATCGACGGCACAGTAATCTTCACGCCCGTGTAGTTGTGAATCAGTTGCGCCCGCTCATGCTCCGATTGTGTGAGCCGCATCGCCATCCAGTCGAGAGTGCTCTGCTGTGCCTGACACTGAAGTTTGATGGCATGCAGTTGTCCATTCGCATCTGCTGCATCAAGCAGCAACCGTTCAAAAGTTGTTCTCGAAATCCACATGATCTGTCCCCTCCCCAAAAAATGATCCGGTGGGATAGCCTTCGTCTCCCTCGTCCAGATCCGCCTTCTCCTGCGCCGAATGGTATTCGCGCACCCGCTCAATCTCGGCCCGCGTCTTGTCATCGAACGACGCCCATCGTCGTTCCTGCGCTTCCGTCATGATGATGGGGGCCACTTCCGGCAACTCTGGCCACGCCATCATCGCATAGCGCAAGGCATCCGGGAGTTCGTCCTTGAACTTGAAGACGTTCTCCTTGGGCTTCTTCTCGCCCGTCGGTTTGGAGTTGTCGGCGTACCGATAGGCTCGCATCTGCTCGATCGTCTTGGGCGCGGTATACGCGAAGAACAACTTCTTGGTGTAGAGCCACGATTGCACGCGCTGAATGCCCACTTCATGCTTGGCTTCCGCCTGCATGACGCCGACACCCTTCAATGCAAATTCCAACCGCAGATTTGCTTCATTCTTGTTCGCCGCCCACGTGACTTCCGGCACGCCCGCCAACCCAAACCGCGTCATGATCGGCGCCAGATGTTGCGAAATAGCTTTCTGCCGTTCCAAGTACTCGCGCACCACCACAAGTCCTTTCTCCGTCGCCACAATCATCACCGCCCCAAACGGATGGTCCGCACCCGAGTCCAACCCGACAATCACTTTCCGGTCGGGAGAAATACTGGGCCACTCGGGGATAAACTTTTTGATCTCGTCGTCCTTGAGTAGGCATTGTTTCTCCATGAGTGAGAAGTCGTAGACGAGTCCTTGGGCGTTCCGCCGCTCCGCTTTGTACTCTTGGTCGAAGAACTCCGGCGCCATGTTCCGCCGGGCGCGATCGATCTGCGCCATCATCTGCGGGTTGGCCTTGAACAGCGGATTCTCTTCCGTCCAGTATTTACACGCCCAGTAGCCGGGTTCGTTGTAGACGAGGGCACGCTTCTCGATCTTGTCGTAGGTCCAATCGAACCCTAAGACGGTCGTGGTGACGATCACAATGCCCGCCGCGGCGATCAGCGTCGGTTCAAACACGTCGTACGCCCGCTCCGGGCACTGCGCCGCCTCATCGAACCAGCCCCACGACACGCCTTGAGGACCGCGGGCACGTTCAGGATCTTCCAATGACCGAAAGGCAATCACGGCGTCATTGAACAGCGTGATTTCCATGTGCTCGGCGTCCCACCGCTTGACCCACCGCGGGTCGATAAGCCGGACGAGCGTCGGAAACGTGGAGTCGTGCAAAATCTTGTAGGTCGGCCCCATAACCCACCCGATCGACCGCGGCACGAGCATCTCTTCGCGACAGGCGTGGGCGCCGATGAGCGTTTTGCCACCTTGCCGTCCACTCAACACTGACAGTCGGTCAAATAGGCGGGGTGCGGTCAGGTTATTGACGTGCCGTGTTTGACAACCGGGACAGACGAACACGCTGTTCGCATCCATTGACCCCACTGCGCCACACGCAAGGCATTTACGCTGTCGTCGCGCCGTCATAAAGAGTTGCTGGTACGGGTTGTAAAGCAGCGGTTTGTCGAGATCGGCGCCACACCCCGGAGGAAGCCGTTGCTGCTTGATGAAGGCCATCTACTTTTTCACCGCCGACTTCAACCCCGTTAACGCCGACGAATGCCCCACCGCCATTTTTGGTTGTGGAAGAAACGTATCGTTGACCCACCTTCCCCCATCTGACGCACCGCTTGAGTACTGTGATTCTTGAGAGAACGTCGGATGCCCATGTTCTTTGAACGTGTCGGGAAAATGAAGGGCACTTCCCGGCGCATGCGGTGCTCCGCCCGTCTGTTGCCAAAACCCCCGATAGTCATAATGCGAATCAGGATGGTCTACGTCCGTAATCCCATTCGTTTGCGCCCATTGCTGAAATGCCGATTCATCCGCAGGAGACAGGGCGGTTATTTCAGGGGCCATCTACTTTGCAGCCTTCTTCAACCCTAGTAGCCCCGCTGGAGACGGGGACGGCTGGTCGTAGGTGTTGCGAAACCCCGGGGGTAGTTGACCCGTTGGAGACGCCCCATCAAATTTCACCGGACCAAAAATTGAAGTTGGAGCCTTTTTCCCATTGGGTAAACGATCGGTGTACCACCAATTTGCGTTAGGGGTGCCATCACCCACCCACGCAATAGGCAATCCGGGAACGGGGGTATCTGATGCCATTACGTTTTAACCGCCTTCCGATACTTCTTCCACGTCTGCCACCCACCCAGTCGTACACCACGGTAGATAATCTCTTGCTCGATGCGGGTCCATAGTTGCCCCCGCGGTATTTGCGGCATCCCAGGCGCCGTAAACCCGTGCTCCAGTATCCACGCCGCCGCCAACACACACATGCCTTCGTTCAACACGTCATCGGCGTACTTCCGGGTGATTACGAGGTCGCCAATGCGCCCCTCCTGATACAGCTTGTCGTGAATGACCGCGATCTTGCCGTACCAGCCCGATGGGGGCAGAATGTTCCAGAAGAGGCGCGGGATGGACGCAAAATCTGTTAGAAATCCCGTTTCGACATGGACGATGGTCGTGCCATTGGGTGCCCCGACCGCGTAACTAAAAGGCTCTGTGACCCTCCAGTAGCGCCCATCGAGATATTCCAGCTTCAGGGGCGCGAGAAAACTAGCCATTCTCCCACCACCCCATTTCGGTGTTTGTGAAGGTAGAGGCGCCCTTGAATTCCATGCGCCCCGTTTGCTTCTCCGGGACCGCCCGCAGCACCAGCACGCCCCACCCCTTCACCGGGATCGCCATGCGCAGGTCGCCATTCTCGGTAAAATCCGTCACCACGGCATCCGCCGCGGGCCAATCATCCGGGTCGAATTCCTTGACCCGGGTGGCGAGACGATCCTTCGCGGCGATTTCGCTCGGACTCTGGTCATTCGGATATAACGGCATCCACCGCCCCCTCCAGGAAGGCGGGCGTGCCTCCCACGGTGCCCTCCCGCACGACTTGCGGTGCCCCAGCAGGCATCTCAATGTGAATGGCGACCATCGTGTTCTGTTGGGCGCCTTGGGGCGTCTCATCGTAGCGTTTGAACATGGTGCCTTTGGCAATTTCGAGGGCAATGTGGGTTTTTTCCGCTAACCCATTTGCCATCCGGCCCGTGGCATCCAACCCCAGGTCCAGATTCCGCACCACCTTATGCATCACGGCATACTCAAGGCGTAGATTCGGGTTGTCAATGTCCAGCCAGCCGTTTTTGCCCGCCCGGTAGATGTAGGGGCTGATCGACCCTTTCGAGATGCCCAGCGACTTGGCAATGACGTCATCTTCCATCCCGGCAATCCGCATCGCAATCGCCTGGAGCGCGATGGCACGAACTTTGCTGTCAGGAGGCAGATACCACGAGGGGCGCTCGGGTTCAGGCGCCGTCGGGGTTACGGTGTCAGAAGAAGGTACCAGTGCGCTCTCCACCGCAGGCGTCGGAGGGAGGGACGACGCCTCAACGGGCACAGGAATGCGGGAGATTGGCCCGTATGATCGAGCCTGACCCCCCTTGCGTTTACCCGGCCGCAGTTTCAAAGGCACTGGTACCCCCATCTCTTAGTATGGCATAGTTCTTGCATTTGAGAAAGAGATGACTACGGCCAGAAAAGAGGCGAAGCGTCGATACAAACTCGCTCACCCCGAGCGGCACCGCATGTCCCGCCAACGTGAAGCGGCGCACCGACGAGAGCGGGAACGTAACCCGTTCACCTATCGACTTCAAACTCTTGACCTTTCACGTCTACCTAATAACACGGAACTCACGCCCCTTACGCCGGAACGCCATCCGACGTGTGCCTTGTGTGGCACGCGCGTGGACCGGCTGATATCGGTGCCATCGTTTCGCGTGACGGGATTCAATGCCAAGAACGGGTATAGTTCCTCCAAGAGTTAGAGGTTTGATATGATGAAGCGCATTGTCGTCCGCTGCAACTCCGGCATCCACCTGATTCTCGGCGTCACCGACGTCACGGACGCCGACTCTTACCCGCCGCGCATCGACCATGTGCAGTTCGGGTCGCACATCGGGTCGGTGCGCCATGCCGCCACCAAACCACGCTATGTGTTGTACCATGAATGCACGGATGCCGAGGTGTCGCGCTTTGGCGAACTGCCCCTGCACAAGGACTAACGATGATTGGCCGAGCCGCCGCAGGCGGGGAGGCCCAAGAGGACCATCATGGCTGACCCCACCAAACCCTCCTATCGCTCCGTTGCCAGTCGCACCGCCGGTCGAAAGCTGTTGCCCGGCGAGGATGTGCATCACAAAGATGACAACCAGTCTAATAACGCGCCAGGCAATCTGGAAGTGAAAACCCATAGCGACCACTCCACGCATACGGGCAAGACCAAAGGGTTGCGGGCGCTCCGGCATTCGCTGGCGATGCAGGCGAAGAAGCAAAAGTTGTATTGACCTCGTTGGGCCGCGAAAAATTCTGCGCGGCGAAACAAACACAAAACCGTTTCCGATTTTGAATTTGGTACGCGAGGTCCGCTCCGCGCCCGACAGCCCGGCTTGTCAAGCGGGGGTCCCGGGGTATGCGCATATAGCTATATAGTAATACGTGCATATAGTAATACGTGTATATAGTAATATTATGATATCTGTATATAGTTATATAGTAATACGTGTATATAGTAATATTATGATATCTGTATATAGTGTTATCACACTACTCTACTTACCTAGTAGACTATGTAGACTACATGCGCATGTTACAGTACATCCTGTAAGGGCCGCATGCGTAGGTGTACACACGAACGCCCCAGTCGTGGTGACCTGGGGCGACGTGTCAGAGGGGGCGAGGTGGGGTGTTAGTAGCGATCGTCGGGATCGTGGTCGTCGTCGCGTACGTGCTGGCGTGGGCGCAGCTTGACGATCCGCACATCGGATGCGTGGTCCGCGCCAAACTGCAACGCGTCCGCCTGACGATCCGAAAACGATCCGTCGGCGGTAAGGTACTGATTACCGATCTTGATAATGTACGTCATGGTGTCTAGTCTCCCTGCTAAAGCGCGCACGGTATTGTGCGCGTGTCGAGTCGTTACGCTTCGATGCGTTCAATAAGTGCGTCGGCTTTATCCGCCCAAATCCGAAAGTCTTCGATCTTGCGATTAAGTGGCAGGCGTGATTCGGCAAGATCCGCGACGTGGCGCAAGTCCGCGGCGGCAATCCGGCACAATTCGGCCAGGGTGGACAGATCATCCTCAGTGAAACGCGGACCGAGTTTCTTGGGCATTGTCAACCTATCGCTTTCCGTTATGGGTCAGAGGTTTACCATCGGTTTCCGGTATGCCACAGGCTGTCAGAAACCGCGTCGGCAGAAACCGGGGATTATCGCGGTAGAACATCTGACTACAGCGGTCAATAAAGACGTCCACAGTTTCCAGCGCGAAGAGATCGCCCGTGTCAAGCGCCGTCAAGCGCATGTCTGAGACGAGCTTCGCAACGGAGGTGTAGTGGCGCCGTTGGAACTTCGCCATTTACCACACCCGCCGCTGCTGCAACAGTCGGAGCAATACATCGCACACGAACACAAGCGTACGACCAAAAGATCGTTTCATCATCACTTTCCACCTTTCGCTAAGCGCCAGCCTATCGGTAGTTTGTATCCCCGTTCTGTCAATTCGTACGTCGGACGTCGGAGCAACGTTTGGATGTCCCGGTCCTCCTCGCGCAAGTAACAGGAGGCGCGCGTCTCCGTTACGCGCGTATCTTCTTGACAACCGAACGGGCAATACCAGTCGGCCAATCCCGCCGAACACACGTCGTCATCTTCGATGATGTCGGCCGCGTCCAGATACTTGAAACCGGAACCCCAGGAACCCCAGGCCGATTTACGATCCGCAAATGGATCGCGTACGACGGGTAACGATGCCCAGTCGAGCGTCAGCGCGACGTCGAGCAACCGTAGGACATGATCCATATGCACGGTTTCTCCACCGCCGTGGGCACCCTGATAGCCTACGCTTAGATTGGTGCATTCAGGAATCAGATCCGCGTACGATTCCGTATCGGTATATAGACCGGAGTCGTCGGGCGCGTATGCGAGTCCGTTGTGTGACAGCGCATTAGACAGCATGGCTGCAAACGCCTGAGACGCGGATCGTTGTCCCATCTGGTGTGTAATGACGCTATCGAGACCTTTGCGATCAAAGGCAATCGCATGATCGTACTGGCGCAACACGTCCGGCGCCTCTTTCGCGTACGCCTGACTGCCAATACAACCGCGTTCCTCGCCTGAATGAAACACGTACCGCCCCGGCACGCCTGCTAGCACCATTTGACGCATGAGAAACACGCCGACGGTATCATCGGCACCTAGACAATTCGAATACCGCGATGCGCGTTTGGATAAGGCGAGCGTTTGATCCGTGTAATTCACGTGGAGGGTTTGACGTCCGCCCGACATGTGCACGGTATCCGTATGACACGAGAACAACGTACGCGCGTCTCCAATGATCACATGTAGGTTCCCGCTGGCGTCATCCACGGCACCAAGGGGACGCACGTAGACATCTCTAAATAGATGTTCCACAGGCGATTGATACGGGCGCCGATAGGTGTGCATTTCGGCAAGTTCGGCGCGTAACGATTTAGACATGCGTGGATACCTCACGGGTAGATGCAAACGGGGTAGATGCAAACGCCGTAAATGCGATGTTACGTTCTTCGTTCGTCACCACAACGGCGTGCATAGAGTCAACGGAAAAGTTAGAGGGGTGCGGCGGTATGTAGGTCATCATCATACGCCCATCATCACCGAGCCAATACAGGTACGACTCGGAAACCTTGATTGCCCGATCTTGTACCATGCCCCAGGCGAGTCCGTCACCAATCGCGTAGTTGGCCCATTTGGTTGGATCAAATGGGAGGGGCAGGGTGTCACGGCAGGCGCGCAATCGTTCGGCGCAATCGGTGTTCTCGCAAAATTCGTTGTCCCGATCCTGGTACGTATCGCAGCTATCGCATACGAGATGATCGTCGGCGCATGAGGGGCAGTAGTCAGAGACGCTATACAAGTTCCGTTCACGCGTGATTGTGGCGCCCGATACTTGCACGTCGTACCACGTCTCACTACACTCCGGGCATTCATGCGCCATATTCTCTAAGCACACGCTACAGTAAAAATGCCCGTTGACGGATTCCCCATCGTCCCAAGTATCTTCCTCGCAACCGTTGCAATAGTTGCGATGCCCCTCGCAACGGTCACAGCAACCGGACTCGTTGTACTCATCATTCGGCCGTTCCCGTTCACAATGGGTACATTCAAACGTTTCCGGTTCGTCCGGTTCCGCCTCCACGTACCCGCACGCTTCCCGCGTGGAGACGTCCCCGGCACCATCGGATAGCGTCCAATAGGTGTCACTGTGATAGCTGGCGGATTCGGCCGCGTCGATGTAGGGCATTAACCAACCGTTACGACCTTCGATCCGCCGAATACGGGCGCCCGACAGATCGTCCGTATGTGTCCAGTCATCATGCCGTAAGAGATGTTCGAGCAACGTATCACCATAGACGCGGGTAAATTGCTTGTTCCCAGGACGAACGACACAACGGGCGCGTACGTCCTGATTTTCCAAATCACCGAGGTAGGCAACCGCCAGATCGGAATCACCATACACACGGCATGGATGATTGCGCGCTTCGAATTTCGACCCACTCATACATGAGGAGGGACCGTGTTTGTAGACAGCGACAATATCATCGGCCGTGGTTGCGATCTGGTACTTGGCGCCCGCCTGTTCTTTCACGGCGTCAATATACGCTTGACGATCTTCGATACTTAGATCCTTAGGCGCAAATCGTTCAAGGTAACGTCCCGGCGTGACGCGGGTATGCCGATCCTGTACGCCTTTTTCGGGCGTCTCAGTGAATGCGATCATGCCCGGTTGTGTACGGGATATGTGGGCGTAGTGACGTTGACGCAATGAGGGGAGATAGGTTTCGAATGATGTACCATCGTACGAACCGGATCGGTACCAGTCGTCATTATGCCAGGGCGTTTTCAGATAGCGGCTACCCCGAAACCGCGCGTTTTCGCGTTCAGTCCATGTGTCGGTATCGTCGGCAGATGGGGCAAATGTGATCGACCAGAATACGCGATCCGTTGACTTGAGCAGTTGGTACGCGTCGGCACGTGTGGCCGTGGTATCGCTCATGGGGTGGGGAAACGTGCCGGGCGCATGAATGTAGTAGGGCATGGCTAACGTCCGTTCCTACCCATATAATAGGCGCTGATAATTAACGCGACGCCTAAGGCATTAATTAGAATCATACCGATAAGGATGTCCATGTTACGCGTCCCTTCGGGCGTTGATACGTGCCGCCACGAGCGTATCCCGTGCATGGTCACCCGTGGGCTTCAGCTTGGCTGTGCGGACGTTGTAGTACGGCAGGTCTGACGGAACCCCACAAACCATCACGTGTCCTGCAATGGCCACCTCGATCATATCGGTCTGACACCGTGGGCACCGATAGAGGGTCACATTCTCGTCGTCGAAGCGTTCGTGTCGTTGTGTTTTGCTCATACTCTCAACTCCTGGCGATCGGTCGACCTTCGGGAGACCAGTAAACGATCCAAGTTCTCATGTTCAGCTCCTCAATTCGATTCGAGCGAGTAGCCAATCGCACGTCCGAACGAGCGATCGGCCGATGAAAGTGCGGAAATGACGTCTCATACCATCCTCTTCATTCCTGAAGGTTGAAAGGTTGCCTCAAGTGCGGCACGTTCAATGGCCGCCTGTTCGCTGGCGTACCCCGATCCAGACGACGACGATACTTGATACTGCCCGGCCTTGAAACCGTAGCTACCGTCTTCGTGCTGAATGGCGATTACCCAGTACTTGCCTTTGGCCGACTCCCACCGTGCTAGTGTTCTCATGCTCAGGTATTAAGCAAACGCTATACCATACACCGATTTGTAAATTCCTTAGCAAAAATCGACCAAATCATACTCCGTGCCAAAAAACCGTGTGCCGTTTTGACAAAGTGGAACACGGTTTTGGAACATGTGCTGTTGTAGCACACTTTGGACACCTTGGAGCTATTTTAGGACACTGGCATGGTTGATGCCGTGATCCAAATTTCCGTAGTCTACTAACTCGATAGACTAGCGGCGAATTGAACGAGCGTTCAAATTGTGGCCCAGTCGTGTCGCCACCATGCCCGGCCCGAGTAAAAATCCCCGGGCTGTCATATGTGTTGGACACATCCCGGGCGTGGTTGAAATTGGTGGGCTGTCATATGTGGCACGGGAGATGCAATACGGATGGGGCATGGAGGCACAGATTGACAATGACCATCGCATGACCTCAGCGCGACGGATGGCAAAAACACGATCAACGATTCTCAAGGACGTGGCAGACGCGATGACCCGTCCTATCCCGATGACACATGCCGAGCGGCGCCTGCTCATCGAGACGCCCTTGCGTATTACCGTGATGGGGCGCTCGAAGTCGCATGCCGGGGCGCACATCAATCAGGATGAACTGGAGCATGTGCGATTTTGGACACGGCAGGAAACATTGGATATTGAAGGAGAAGACTAAATGGGACATGAACAGCACGCAAAGATTCAGCAGCAAGTGCCACAATTGTCTAAGGAGCATGCCGTCACACGCGGAGCCGTCGTGGTATGTCTACAGGTGTTGCAGCGCCCGTTGTTGGGGCGTTTGAAGTGGCTGTTGGTAGGTAAGTGATGGCCCAAAGCAAATACGCCGTCTCCGACGCCCGCATCCATGGTGTACTTCGTTCCGGTATTCATTCCACCACCGAACTTTCGCAGCGGTTCGGGATGAGCAAAAATGGCATGCTGAAGCGACTGCATCAGTGCCCAGGGATTGAGGTCACGGCGAAGGTGGCCGTGGAGGGAGCACGCGGGGCCGCAATTACGTATTATTGGGGGTTGATGGATCGCCACGCTCCCACGTTGACAACTGGAAGGCGTGGCGGATACATGGCCGTGGAGGGAGCATGACAGACCGAGAGTTTTGGCAGGCGGTGTACGTGGCGGCGATTCATGCGGGCTATTCCACGACGACCGCAGCGCACGCCGCTCAAAGTGCGGTGCTTGATCTACGGGCACCGCATAACCCCGTGAATGTAAAATGAGCGACGACCTCACACTCCTGTCCACCCAAGAACTCCTCGCCCTCCCACCCGTTCAATGGTTGATGCAAGACTTGATTCCGCGAGAGGAATTTGTGGTGTTGTTTGGTCCGCCCGGTGAAGGCAAATCGTTCGTCGCCCTGGATTGGTCCATGTCGATCAGTGAAGGGATGGCGTGGGGGCCACATGCCGTGGAGCAGGCCCCGGTTGTCTACATCGCCGCCGAAGGTGGGCGGGGCATCCAACAACGAGTGCGTGCCTGGATGAAGGCACACGACAAACAGGACTTGCCTGCCATGTACTTCCTCCTGGAACCCCTGTATGTGCGCGAGGAGGGCATCGTGGAGGCGTTCCTGGAGCATCTGGCAGACATTGATGTGTGGCCCGGGCTCATCGTGATTGACACCCTCAGCCGCTCATTTGGTGGGGGTGAGGAGAATGCCTCTGCGGACATGGGACACTTTGTAGACCAGACCACCAAGCTCGCACGCGGCCGTCGTATGGCGTGCTTGGTCGTGCATCATACGAACGCCACCGGCAACCGGGAACGGGGTTCCACAGCACTGCGGGGCGGGGCCACGACGATGTTCCGCTGCACCGCGGCCAAGCACAAAGAGACGGGGGTCATTGTCTCGATCGAGTTGAAGAACGACAAACAGAAGGATGGTGCAGAGATGGCCTCCATCTGGCTCCGGCCCTATCTCGCGCATGGGTCGTTGTTGCTGGAGTATATTGAGGCACCGGAACGAAAGGCAAAAGAGGCGCCTGTCTCTACGCCGATGCGCACGGTGGATATGCTAAAGGTGCTGGCCGCGGCCCCCGATGGCCTCACCTGGGGCGAATGGCGCATTGCCTCAGGACTTACCGTCGCCACCTTCAGCCGACGTTTGAAGAAATTGGAGGAAGCCGTCTATAAAGGTACGAACAATCGGTACGCAATTTACCCTGCAAATAAAGATGTTCCCGATACCGCGGAGGAGGAGTGAAGTGCTTCAGCAAAATTCAACCCATATGGATACTCTCACTGAAGGAGATTTTGACCGACACATGCTTCGCATCCTAGACTTTTTCGGTGGGTCTCAAGGCTTGACGGAAGACGATTGGGAGTATCTGACAACCATGATTCCCCCAACGCTACTGGATCGATTGGTACTCTCACCTCACTCTCATGAGAGTACGAGTGAGAGTACGTCAAAACAGGCCTAAATCATTGAATTCCTTAATGATTTTACTAAACGGAGTCACGCAGTAGCGAGTACTACCACAACCCCACGCGCCGTAGGCGTGGTGGGGTGAGGATAGACGCAGCAGACCGGGTTGTAGCGAACTAGCTGTGACCGGGCAAACCAGAAAGGGCGGAATAGATGGGAGCAGAAAAAGCACCGGATCGGTACCTACCACGACATATGTGGTATCTCGCAGATGCACTACTTGTGGTGCGGGCGCTACAGGTGGTGCTGTGGCCTCTGCACTGTCACGTAGCTCTTGGGGGTGGGGTTTTGAATCACGGGTATTCAGATGCCGACCTAGACCTCTACGTGCTGCCTATCTATGGTCAGTGGGGGCACGACGCAGCGACCATCCAAAAGACAATTGACGACGTGCTGAGCGCCACGTCGGGAATGATAGGCGACTATGACCCGCGGCACGATGAATGCTTCCAGTCCATGACGAAGTACATGAAGGATGGCAAACGCATTGATGTGTTTGTGGTGCGCGCTAAGGTTACATAGCTGGCACCTCGTTTGCACACTCTACTCTCAGCACCTATCAACACGACCGCGATGTCCCAATATCGGGACAGTCGCAACCCGGGAGGGATCACATGGGATTTGCACTGAAAAAGGGCGGCGGCTACTTGTCGAACGTGGACGCCACCATCGTCGGCTACTCGTTTCTGGTGGGCGACACGTCCGTCATGAAGAAGGGGGATCGCAAAGGGGAAGACTTTACACCGCTCTCGCTGGTGCCGGAGTTCCAGGTGGACGGGGCGACGGACAGCCAGGAGATTCGGCTGCTGATTGGGGATGCCGAACGCTTTGGCAACGTCAGTAAGGACGGCCTGACGTTGGATACGCCGGGTACACCCAATGGCGAAGCCATCTACGCCAGTTCGGAAGCCGGGATCTTTCTGGAATCGCTCATCACGCCTGCTGAAGGGGATGGATTCCCGGTGGATCAGTTTGCCGACCTCGATGATGCCACCAACCTGGAAGCCATGATCGGTACTCGGGTGCGGCTGGTGCGGCCCGTCAATGCCGAGAAGACGGCCAAGCAGGGTAAGCAGGTGAACGCCAACACCGGCAAGTCGTACGACCGCACCGATCTGAAGGTGCAGCGTATTTATGAGTTGCCCGACGGTAAGGTGGCCAAGAAGGGTGCGGCGACGCCCGTTAAGGGGGCCAAGGGTAAGCCACAGGCAGCGTCGATTGATGATACGGCGCAGGCCGCTCTGGTGCGCTATCTGACGGATGCACCCAAGCAGTCCTTGATCGTCGGCAAGGTCCGCATGAAGGTGCTGACGGATGCGGCCTTCAAGGGCGACAACGACACACGGGATGCCGTCGTTGAGTACTTGCTGGACACGTACAACGTGGCGGCGATGGTCAAGGCGGATCTGGTGACGTACGACAAGAAGTCAGGGATGATCACGCTGACCTAACGCACTACGCGCACATGGGGGTGCTGCGCCGCAAGGACAGACGCCAAGCAAGGGTGGGATAGCATGGCCCCACTTACCCCCACCAAAGTTGAGAAGGAGGCAGCATGGCATGGAACTACGACGAGAACTGGATCAACACACGGGTCGGCCCCACCCTCAAAAGTCGATACGCACAGGCGGGACGTCCGGTGGGCGATGACGCCGGGTATTGTGTCTGGCCGTCTCGCGTGATGGTGGACATTTTCCAAGGCGGCATGGACCCGGAACTGTCCTTGGCGAAACACGACCGCGAGTTGTGTGAGGCGTTGGGGATTACGCTCCCTTTCCCCCAAGCCCCTAGTCAGTCGATGTTGCAATTCGGCAACCTCACGGGCCAGGGGCTAACTGTGCACTCAACCAAATACGGCGATTTCCCGTGGTGGCCGGGCTGCTGGGCGTGGCTTGACGCAACCACACGCGCAGAAGTGGCGCCCCAGTTGATTGCGAATGGCGACGACATCCTGCTGATCACAATTCCGATTGGGGATGCGTTGTACGATGAACCGGCGCCCAACTTCTATACGGCGGATAAGTTTGGCCCGCTGGATATGACGAGTGGGTTGACGCAGATTGATCCGGGGTTTGTGGCGCTGATTGAAGAAGCCATCGGCACCTTCGGTTTTAAGGGGGTGTGGGTCGGGTTCCCCGCGGAAAGTGGAGCACAGGACCCTAATGGGCACTGCCACGGCTACAATGTTAGTATGGCGCTGCGTCCCCTGCTGATGCATGCGTTAGCCGCATCGTCCAAGGCGGACCTCAATCAGTATGTGGCGAAGCTGTTATTGTGGGACTCAGTGTTCTACGGTTGGTCACCAGCGGAACTGGGGGCGTGGTTCAACTCATCCTATGTGGTGGACCCGTGGAGTCTTTACGGCATGGAACATCAAACGGGGCATATCCCGGATGGGGAAGCGGTGGCGGCGTGGCAACCCTATGGTAACATGTTCCACTGCAAACTCCTTCTGGGCGAATTTGACGACGGGCGGTTCGATGATAGCGTGTGGCAAATCCTGGGACGCTGCCTACCGCCCGGTCAGTACAAACGACCCGTGGATCAGCCCAGTGGGGATGACCCGAACCCGCCGTATCATCTTGTGAATGGGTGTGCGTATCGGGTGTTCGAATACCACATGTATGATGGCGTGCGCGGGTTTCCTGTTGCGCAAATTCTCAACGATCGATCGAAGTTCGTGGCGATGGGCGCCCCGAATGTGTGTTAGGGGGAGTGACTATGTGGGCAAAATTTGAAGCGTTCGTGAAGATGTTTGCGCCGATGATCATTGCGGCGGTCGTGCCGAATGGGGCGGTGTTGGGTCCTGTGATTGCCGATGCGATTGTAGCGGCGGAAACGCTCCACGGGTCAGGCACGGGCTCGTCCAAGAAAGCGGCGGTGTTGGCTGCGGTGGGGGATGCGATTACGGTGTTGAACACGGCGAAGGGCACCGTGGTGATTGACCCAGCAACCGCGACAGCACAGGTCAGTACGGGTATTGACCTGACGATCGGCGTCATCAACGACATCAAGACGGCACAGGGCGCGGCGGCGTAATTCGGTAGATGGGGCGGCTCCGGCTTCTGGGAGAGGTCGGGGCCGTTCATTTGTGGAGGCGTGAATGAAAGACAAAGTTTTCGTGAGTGTGCTGATGGTTGCCATGTTGAGTGTGTCGGGGGTGGCGCAATCCCGGTTCTCCGTGGCAAACGTCTCACCCTACGTGGTGGCGATTGGTGGGAGTGTAGCCGATACTTACACCACCCTGCGGTGCGTCGGTGTCCCGGGTGTGTCCGAAACCAACCCGATTATCGGACACCACCCGAGTACGACTGCGGTGGTGTTGCTCGGCGTGGTGGGTGCGGCGTTGATTGTGGGGGCAATGGTCGGATTGCAGACGCATGATCATGTCCGGCTGGCACGGGTTGCGGGGTATGTGCGGGGGAGTGTGGGCGTGGTTGCGGGCGTAAATAATTTCCGGGTGTGCCGTGAGTAGCCCGGATGTCTCCCGTCTCGCCCAGCAGTGCGTAGAGGCGCTGCGAAACGTGCAAGGGGAATGGTGGTTCGATGTGCGCGACGGTGAGCCTTCATCGGACTGTGAAACAGCTTTAGACGCTCTTGCTGGCCCGTTGTCGTCCTTCGTGGCGGAGACGCAGCAGGCCCCGCCAGCCGGATGGCAGCCGATTGAGACGGCTCCGAAAACCGGCGCATGGATTCTGGTGTGTCACCACGCATGGGAATATCCAGAGATTGCAGGGTGGAACGGAAGGGCGTGGAAATCATATAGCGACGTAATCGAGTCGCCGAATTTGTGGATGCCGTTACCTCCGATGCCTAAGAAGGAGCCAGTAAATGACGCTCAACGATAAAGACGTGCGAAAGGCGTTTCGTGTCTGGTTCGCTGGCCTTACGCAGCAACAGCGCGTGGGCATTATTCGGGGACATCAACAGACTTTCAACGATGTGCTGGATATGCTGCACGGCGACGAGAGCGATGCCGATGTGCTCGAAGTGGCGCTTAACCGCATGACAGATGGATACGAAGCGGCAGCGCGCGCTGATAACTGTGACCGGATTGAACGGATGCCTACGGGAGGGAGATGGAAATGACTGCGCTTGCCCACGAACTTCAACAGCGCATCACCACACTCTCTGCTGCCGGGGAGATTGGCCCACTCACGATTGAGCTACTGGACCGCGTGGTGTTGGCGCTCGACTCGGATGAAAACACGAAACGCGGCCAGTGTCTCGATGCCGTCTACGACAAGGTGTGCAACCTCATTTGCGACCTCGAAGTCCACGAGCACGCAGAGGACCGGGACGAGCGGCGTGTGTATGCAGGGATGCCACTTTCCGCCCTACGGAAAATCAGCAAGCGAATTGAGGAAACACGATGAGCCAGACAATCACACTCGTAGGAGCCGAGGATGTGCAAACGGCTGGGCACAACATGGAGCGGGCGGCGATCGAGATGACTCGTGCGGCGAGTCATCTCGCGGAATCATTAGCAGAACATCACCGCTGGGCCGATGATTGGCTGCTGCGACTGGCTGCCGTGTTAGAAGACGACATCACCGTGCGGAGACAGTCGTGAGCGAAAAGGGCGTTTACTGGTGCAACCGCTGCCACAAGGTCATCTCGGCGTTCAGCGAACACGTCTATGGGGCAAGTGATGAGGTGCAGATTCACTCCAACACAAACGGGGTGGCTGATGTCGCGTGTGGCGGCGAGGTCGAATGGCTGCAAGCCGAAAACAATGTCGATTCGCTCGACGGGTTTGGCTTCTGCAACCGACCGAGCGACCCGAATCGTGCAGGGGATGGCTACAACTGCGACCGCCCTTACAAGCATCTTGGGCCGCACTCGTGGGCCGAGCCTGCCGCCGAAGCCGCCCTCCTGCGCCTGCGGGAGCAGATGACGCAGTTGGTAACAGCATGGCGAACAGAGCAGGCTCTGTACCCGACTCACGACAGTGGCCTCTATGCTGCCGCCGCTGTTTCGTGCTGCGCCAATGAACTAGAAGCCGAGTTGCTCGCCCCACCGACTGATCAGGCGGGCGTGGTCCCCGAGGTCAAGCCGTGACGCTGCTGCATCTCACGGACTGGCAGGAGGACTGCCTGACCTACCGAGGCGAAGTACTGAGCGGCGTCGTTGCCCACTTCTGTTTTGATTGGGATGGCCTTCCTATAGACGAAACGTGCATCGAGTGGCCGTGTGGTTGTCGCTTCTCGCGGTGGAGAATGGCGATTGCCTCCGTGCGCTCGTGGTTTGTGCATCGTCAATTTAATCGAGATTGTGCGGGCGTGGTCCCCGACAGCAAGGAGAAGCCGTGAAGCCTAAAATTGACAAGAAAACCCACGCGCTCGCGACACGTATTGCCACGCGCCTATTCACCAACGGCTGTGCGGAAATCGCTCAGCGGCTTGTGTTGACGGTAGATTATCCGGCTGGTCCTGGCGGGCGCGATCTTGGAGGTTGGTGCTTCAACGCGGCTGTAGATCAAATCGCGGAGCAGTTGAGTCTAGCGGCCCCCGCACCGCCCTATCAGAGACCGGAGCAGCCGTGATCGTCACGCCAATCGCACATGGTCTAGACCTGTCCATATCCGATCTTGTACGTTCCCCCGGCGCCCACGCAAGCGACGTGTACAACGACTACTGGGCAAGGATGGACCCCGACCGCTACAACCACGATGGCCCGCCTAACACCCTCTTGATGGCGGTAGGGAGTGCATGGGAAAAGCACTTCGAATACCTGTTGCTGAAGAATGGGATTCTGGCGTCGCGGCCGGGAGAACTGTTGTCGCCGGAGGGCATTGCCTACTCGCCTGATTTGATTATCTTCAATGGACATCCGCGGGTCGGAGAAATCAAATTTACGAGCATGTCGACGAAGGATATGCCCACTGAGCCTACGAAGACGCTGCCACCCAAACTCGATAAGTATCTCGACCAGATGCGTCTGTACGCCTACTGGTTGGAGTTGACGCATGGGTGGCTCGCCATCGTGTTCAATTATCGCCCGTTCGCCCCCGAGTTGCTCTGCTTCAACCTGGAGTGGACGGAACGGGAATTGCGAGAAACGCATACACGGTTCATGAATCATGCACGGCATCTCGGGCTCATTTAGTGAGGGGGAGTATGAAGCATCTGAAGTTTTACATCCTGGGTGGCATGTTGGCGGGGAGTCTGTTTGCACTGGGGACGTTGTATGCGCGCCATCCGTGGGCCTCCATGAGCTACGGAGGCGGCGCAGTGGGGATGCTGGGCCTCCTAATAGAAATGGCCCTGTCCTCCAAGTATACGGGGTTTCGTCTCAAAGAAGGGACACTGTTGTTGCACCACTTTCTGAAGACGACGGCCACCTTGGTTGAAAAGACGAACGCCCCGGCGCTGTTGCCCATCTACATTTCGCACGAAACCCATCCGGTGCCCGCGACCGGCGTGTTCCTTGCAACAATCAATGGCGCACCCGCCTTGGTGGTGGATGCACAGGAGGCACATGGCCAAGTCTAAGGAGTCGTCGTGGGGGTCCTTCCAATCGGCTGCGGAAGCCGATAAGTTTCGTCTGATCTGGCGCTCGTGGGGCATGCAGAAGACCGGCAAGAACCACTTCGGACTCACGGGTCCCGGTCCTGTCGCGGGCCTTTACTTTGACCCGGGTGGCGTGGAGGGCGTGGCCCAACAGTTCATGCGCCCGCCCCTTGGCCCCAAAGAGGTCATGATCAAGTCCTACCGCTTCAGCAAGGGCAAGATGAAGCAGGGCGATGCGATTGAAGTGCGTGATGAGTTTGAGGAGGATTTTCAGATCGCCCTTAAGCAGGCGCGCACCATCCAGATTGACGAGTCGGAGTTGTGGGAAGTGTATCGGTGGGCCGAGTTTGACGACGACTCGTCGGCACCCAAAGATTACAAACGCCTGAACAATGTGTATCGGTCAATGATCGCGGATGCGCTGGAACACGACGTCAACCTTCAGTTGATTCAGAAAGTCAAGGAAAAGTGGAGCACCATCGAGAAGGTGAACCGGGAGGGGCGCGTCGTGGCATCCCCGTATGGCACGGGGGTCATGGAGCCGTACGGAATGCGCGAGGTTGGGTTTCTGGTGCAGGCCAATCTGCGACACGGGTGGGACAAAGAGCGCGGGTTCTACGTGGACGTGGTGGATTGTCGGCAGAACATGGCGTTGGCGGGGGAGACGTTTACGGATCTGGATGTGCCCACATTGGGCCAGTTGATTTTCCCGGAATCCGATGAATCGGTGTGGCTGTGATTCTGATTGACGATCGCTCCGGGTCCGCTGACCTCCTGCCCGACCTGGAACGTGCCAACTTGCCCGTCTCACTGGTGCGCCTAGAGGCCGCAGATATGGCCTTCGACGGGCTCGGCGCCGGAGGCACCTCGGTCGGCATTGGCATTGAACTGAAGCGGCTGGATGCCCGCAGCACCGATCTGGTGCAGAGTGTGGGGAGTGGGCGGCTCACGGGCGACCAGTTACCGAAGATGCACGACCTGTACGACTACAAATGGGTGCTGGTTGAGGGCACGTGGCGGCATGACGATCAAGGGCGTATCGTCGTCTACAAGGGACCCCGACTCGGTTGGAAACCCATCCACGGCCGCATCACCGCCGACGAACTCGAAAAGCGCATGTTGACGTTGGAACTGTGCGCCGGGATGCACGTCCGCTACACCAATAGCCGCCGCGATACGGTGCGCTTTGTGCAGAGTCTCTATCGGTTCTGGACGGACAAGGCGCTCGATAAGCATACGTCGCATCTGGCACAGCATGAACCCCCGGCCTTGACCTTCTATAGTGATACGCGTCAAGCCTTGATGAAGTGGCCGGGTGTCGGGCATAAGTTGTCGGCGGTGGCGGAACGGCGCTTCAAGAGTGTGCGGGCGGCAGCGATGGCGGGACCTGATGAGTGGGCAAACCTCACGACCGCGGATGATGACGGCAACGAGCGGAAGGTCGGCGCGAAAACCGCGGGGAAGATTACCAACTTTTGTAGGGGGCTCTGATGACGGATGCGACAGGACACCACGATGTACGCCGGATGCCGAATTCACCATCACTGCCGGACTTGCGGCACTTTCAAGTGTTGCGGTACAAGATTGAAGGTGAAGGCACAGAGGTACTGGACATCTACGCGCACGGGTTAGAACTGGCGGAATCGGGCGCGATGACGTTCACCGAGTTCTCGTTGGTGGTCATTCAGGGTGGCGAGGAAAAGTTGGTGGGGCAGTACGTGCGGATCATTCCGCAGGGCGGGTTTTTGGATTGTTGGGAAGTCCGACCGAGCGCATTGGTCAACTAGAAAGAGGCATACAATGAAGGCCGAATGGGTTGAACAGGATGGTGCGCGCATGTGGAGGGGTGGAGGTTTCTCGTCCCACGAATATGAAGCGGTAATCCGCGTCTCTTTCTCTTCAGCGGATATTGCAGCCCTACAGTCGCGGAATGTCCGTGACGCAATTCCCGCATTCAGAAACCAGATCAAGGACGTTCTTCTTGACCTTGTTAGCAAAGGGTAGGATGCGCGAGCAGACGGCGGTATGTGACTTCGAAACGCGTAGCGCCTGCTCGCTGAAAAACAGCGGCGCGTGGCGCTACTCCAGGGACTCGACCACCGAAGTGTTGTGTCTTGCGTTTCGATTGCCGTACTGGACGGAGGGCCGGGTGTCATTGTGGCATCCGGCCTTTCCACAAATCGATCTCCCCGAGGAGGGCGAATGGGATGCGCTGACAGCATTGGTGGAGTGGATTCAACAGGGCGGCTTATTGGAAGCGCACAACGCCGCCTTCGAACGCTGCATTTGGACAAATATTCTGACGCCAATCCATTACTTCCCTTTGCCGACGCTGGCACAATGGAGATGCTCCGCTGCGAAATGCGCGGCCCATGCCCTGCCCCGCAAGTTGGAAGACGCGGGACTGGCGTTGAAGTTACGCGAGCAGAAGGACGCCGAGGGGCACAAGGTCATGCTCAAAGTGAGCAAGCCGCGCAAATCTCGCAAGGCGGAACGGGCGGCATGGGAGAAGGCGTCTACTCCTATACCGTCCATTTTGTGGCACGAAACGGTACCCCTCTTTCAACGACTCTTCCGGTATTGCGAACAGGACGTGCGGGCAGAAGCCGCCCTGTCCGACGCACTGCCCGACCTGAGCGCGAACGAAACCGCAATGTATACGCTGGACCAGACCATCAATCAGCGGGGGTTTCAAGTCGATGCGTTGGCGGTCACCTGCGCGCTGTCGCTGATCGACTCCGAGACGCGGCTGCTGAACGCGGAGTTGGCGACCCTCACCGGGGGACAGGTGTTGAAGGCGACCCAACGTGCCAAGATGCTGACGTGGTTCGCGACGGAGGGGCTGCACCTGGACGACACGCAGGGGACGACGCTGGACGAAATTATGTCGGGGAGTAATTCACCAAACTCCAGCGGGATTTCCTCCAAGGCGCGCCGTGGCGTGGAATTGGTGCGAACCTTGGGCCGCTCCAGCACCGCCAAGTACCAGAAGATGCAGGATTGGATGGACCCTATCGATCATCGGATTAGGGGCGGATTGCTTTTTCATGGGGCGACGACGGGACGGTGGAGTGGTTCCGGAGTACAACCGCATAATTTTCCTCGCGGCTCCGTCAAGGAGATGAGCGACCTGTGGGACGCGATTCTGACGGAGGATCGAGCGATCATCAGTGATGCACTGGCGCTGTATTCTGATGCAACCGGGGGCGTGATGGAAGCCCTGTCACAAGGGTTGCGCGGCGCAATTGTAGCTGCGCCAGGAAAGCAACTGTACGTAGCCGATTATGCCAGTATTGAAGCTCGGGTTGTAAATTGGTTAGCGGATGATCAGGACGCCCTTGACACGTTTCGTCAGGGTCGGGATATGTATTGTGATTTTGGAACATCCCTGTACCACCGCCCCATTACCAAGGCAGATAAAGATGAGCGACAACTCAGTAAAATCGCATGCCTTGCCCTTTCCTATCAGATGGGCGCTGCGAAATTTCAGGCTACATGTGCGAAATTCAACATTACGATTGACGAAGACCTTGCGCAATTGGTGGTGGACACCTATCGCACCAAATTCGCCCGCGTCAAACAACTCTGGTGGGATACAGAAAACGCGGCGATTACCGCCGCTCTTTCACCGGGAACAGCAGTTCAGTCAGGACGGGTTACGTGGGTTTACACCGCGCCCTTCCTTCAGTGCGTCCTCCCTTCGGGACGCAAACTGTCCTATCCCTACTCGGAAATCCGCCAACGTGAGACGCCTTGGGGGGCGCTGAAGTCGTCACTGACATTTATGGGGGTGAACCCGTTTAACCGTCAGTGGCAGAGACAAACGAGCTATGGTGGATCGCTGGTGGAGAATTGTCTAAGCGGAGGAACGCCCGTTTTGACAACTCGCGGCTGGGTTCGACTCGATCAAATATCTTTGGAAGATGAGCTATGGGATGGGGAGTCCTGGGTGTCCCACCAAGGCTTAGTTGATCACGGATGGCACGCTACGTGCATTCTCGACGGACTGAAGATTACGCCGCATCATCAAATTTTAACGCAGAGAGGGTGGCGAAGTGTCCAAGAAGCGACCGCACAAGGACTGGAGTGGGCACCGTGTAGGCGACCACCGTATTTCTTCGGTCTCCGTTTGGCGTGGTGGGCACTGGCGTTGGGTCGGAGAATGTGTCAAGGGGCATCGTCGAACGTTCCGGTCACAGGATATTCCGACAACGGGTGGGACCTGCTCTCTTTGTCGCGCCGAACGGGTGAGGTTCGAGTTACGCCCTCGGAGAATTTGGGACGGCATGAAAACACGTTGTCTCAATCCGCGGGCCGTTGCGTACAAAAACTACGGCAAACGGGGTATTCATATCTGCAAACGGTGGCGTCTATCCTTCGACAATTTCTGGGCAGACATGCGCGAAACATACCAGCCACATTTGACTATCGAACGGATCGACAACAACGGATCGTACGAACCGCTCAATTGCCGATGGGCGACGTGTTTGGAGCAACAGGCCAACACCCGCAAAATTCGTCTCAAGCATCGTTTTCAGGCATTGGCTCAAGCACAAGGGCTTGGACTTCGAGCGATCTACAGCCGGTACTATCGGGGCCAATCGCTCACGTCTACGACATCAAAAATAGCGGCCCGCGAAACTGCTTTGTCGTAGCTGGAGGTCGCGTGGTACATAACTGCACTCAGGCAATTGCCCGTGACCTGATGGCCGCAGCGATGTTGCGTTGTGAATTGTCCGAAGTATACCGCACCGTTCTGACAATTCATGACGAAATTGTCTGTGAGGCGCCGGTTGGCCTGGGGAGTGTAGCAGAGTTCGAACAGTTGGTGGCGACGAACCCGGAATGGGCGAATGGGTGCCCGGTGGAAGCCGAAGGGTGGAAAGGCTCCAGATATAAAAAATGATTCAGCATATGGTGGAAGTGTGTGCGAGAAACCTTTGGAAGTAACTCGCCGTCGAACAGCCCCGCACCGCATTTGCCCTTCTGAAGAGTGTCGAAGGCTATGGGGAATTGAAACTGCATCATGGAGACGTCGCAAATGAGACAGATGCCCGTGCAGAAACCCGGCCGTAGCAAACAGAACTACGCCACGCCCCGGCCCTTTGTGCGTGCCGTCGAATCCCTGTTAGGCATTGACGCCTTTGACCATGACTTCGCTGCGGAACCGTCTACCGCGGTATGCCCCTCCTACTGGACGAAAGAGCAGAACGCTTTTCATCAGCGATGGGATGTATCGGGGTGGGGCTGGCTGAATCCCCCGTTTGCGGACATCGCGCCGTGGGCCACACAATGCCGAATTCGTGGGTCTAAGGGCGGACGGATTGCCTTACTGGTTCCGGCCAGCGTGGGGTCGAACTGGTTCTACAATGATGTCGCCAGCCATGCTTTTGTGCTGTTCCTGAATGGGCGCCTGTCCTTTGACGGCGTTGGCCCCTTCCCCAAGGACTGCATGTTGTGTCTGTTTGGCCCGGATTATGCTCCGGGGTACGATGTGTGGAACTGGAGGCAGTGATGAGTGGACGACTACAACAGACAGTCACCGCGACGACAACCCAAGAAGTTGTCATTGCGCCCAAACTCAAGACCAAGCTCCAAAAGGAACTGCGTGCCTATGCCCAGTTGCAATTGGAGATGGACACCCTGAAAGCTAAGGTGGATGCCCGCAAGTCGCTGATTGAAGCCATTCGGGACGAGGTGGGCGAGGAGTCGATTCAGTGCGACGGGTTCACTGTGACGCTCGTGGCAGGTATGCAGAAGACCTTGAACAAGGACAAACTGGTCGAACTCGGGTGTGCGCTGGCGTGGATCGAAGAGGCCACGGAGCAGAAGCCGAAGAAGGCGTATACGTTGATTACGGCGCCGGGACGCCGGTCCCATACCGCCGACTAGCCCTACTTAGGCACTCTTCCCGTGCGGTGTGACTGTCACCCGCACGTGATTCGTTTCGATGGGGTCGCCCGCCTTCGGTAAGACAAATCCCACAAAGACATAATCCCCCTCCGTATGGCTGGTGAGGGAGAACGTCGTGACACTTGCCTGTTCCGCAGGGACGTCGATCGCCATGCAAAACGGCCCGGAAAGGGGCTGTTGGTCGGCGTCTGCAATCACAAGACAGGCGTTCCCAACGAAGGGTCCTGGGACTGTCAGGGTGATGGTGGGGGAGAAAGGGGCAAGGCCACTGAGGGGTGTCACGGTGAGGGTGGCGGGGGCGCTCAGGGAGAGCAGGGCGGTGAGAAGTAGGGTGACGAGTGTGGACATGGTGATTCCTACAACCAATCTCCCCACTTCTCTAGTGTACTAGATTTGAGACAACATGTCTGTCACCGATTGGATACGGTCGGGCCAGTCGAGATTTTGGTTCCAAGGACGGTCAAGGAGGAAGGCCCGTGTGCGATGGGTTGCCTGAACATCCAAGACATTATGATCCCGGTCATCTACGTACACGTCGAGGTCCAGCGCCTTCGCACACAGCCCCTTGTGGCTCGATATCAACACCGTCAGAGGCGGCACCGTATACATCGGCCAGTGCATGCGCAACCAGTTTTCCGTCTGCTTCTTGGCGTCGATGCCGGGCCGACTAGTGATGAAGTAGAGGTCATCGTTCCGGCGCCAACGGTCATGGATGGCACGCAGGGCATCTCCGGTGGTGGGGTAGGGTTTGAGGCTTTGCCAGAAGTACGGGCTTGCTTTGATGTGCGTCCACACGTATGAGACTTCCGCAGTCGTATAGCCGTAGTGGGTGGGGTAGTCCCATGTGGGAATGTCGAAGGGACGTGGCGGAAATAGGTCACGACCCGTTAACTGGATCATGAGGTCAATGAACGCGCTGTTCCAATCCACAAGTACGCCGTCCAGATCGAAACCTATTTTGCTCATTTGTTCCCCGCTTCAAGCTCTTTCTCCAGTAACGCGAGTGCGCGCCACGCGACTTTTGCGCTGTGGGGAGCACCATCGGTGTCAAGCGTGCCCCGTGCTAAAAAGTGTCGCATCAACGCGTCTGCTTCATCCGTAGACTTGGTGCGGTCCCAGTGGAGTGGTTGCCCCGGATGGTGTTGTTCATTCCCGAGGTAAGAAACGTGTGCGACAGCCATGATTGCCAAGGGAAAGTAGCTCAAGACCCCCGTTGCAACGGGGTAGGTTTTGCGTGTGAGGTCACGGACATCCGCCTTGATCGCACGCTTACCCTCCGTGATAGGGAGCCACGCATTGATGCTCCGGCAGAAACCGCGCTTCGTGCATTCCTCACTATAGTGTTTCGCTTCAAAGTCGCAACCGCACGGGTGGGTACTCACAGTGTCTCCTCCTTCACCTTCAGTGGCTTAATCCGCGTGGCCCGCTTCCGCTTCATCGGCGTCACCGACATGACCATCCCCGTCGGGATGAACGTATACCCGCGGTAGGTATCATCGCCACATCGCTCCGACGCGATCGACACGCCCACGGCATCCGTTTTCAGTAACAGGCCATAACTCATCACCTCGATGGCTTCGTGTGGGATCTCATGGAGCGAGTAGGCACCCGTGGCACTGCCGTGGGCGTCACGCCACACGACTTTGACGAGGGAGAATATTGGAATATCTACCATTAGAGCACCCGATGGGTTACACGCGCTTTGTCTGCGATGCGGTTGCGAAACCATCCCGCGCACGATTGGCATTGATAGCGTTGGTAAACCTGGGTGAGTGCTCGGTGCGTCCCTCGTGCCTGCACGTTCGTGCTGCTGCATCGTGGGCACCCGACCTGCCCAAACAGTTGCCGATTCGTATGGTCTGGCATGTAGGGGCGTAACTTCAGGTAGACGCGCTCCAACAGTCGCACATCCTCCTTGTTGTAGGCGACCATTTCCTTGATGGCCTTGGCCTCTCCCGCAAGTACTCGCAACCATAGCCCGGTCTTGGTTGGCTTTTTGCCGCCTACACCAAGGACTTTGCCTAGATAATTCAGATTGTTAGCATTGAAGAGGAAACGATTTCGGGCCGTCTTGAGCGTATCAATTTTGAGGATAGGCGGGAGGGGCGGTAGACCATGAATCATCATGCGCGCTTCGGTGAATTTGATATCGAACTGGTCACCATTGTGCGCGATGATGACGTCGGCATGCGACAGGATGTCATGGAGCACATCACAGACATGTCGGTCATCGTGGGGGTTCTTCTGGAACCGCTTGGCGTCATCCAGCAGCGATACGGCATGTACGCGGGGGTTGCCGAGTTCCTTCCACGCGGCACAAATCAGATGCCGCTCCGAAACGATGTTGTTGGAGTCGATGTAGTCGTTTTGCTTGAGTTGAAACACCGCGACGGTGTTGAAACTACTCTCAATGTCCCACAGGATGATCCGGGGGGCGACACTCATCTGCACCTCGTATATTGGGGTCTAGGCAAAGTACTGCACAAAATGTGCCACAGAGGGGAGCGAAACCCCCTAGATCGAGGGGTAGCGTCAAGTCAGGCGGGCGGGATGCAAGAGCTATGCCACAGTAGGCAGTTCGGCGTGGTCCAAGTCGATCGGATGGGTCCATCTTCCACCCCAGACCAGCCCCTGTGCCTCCACAGCGGCCCCGTACGCGGCCCACGGATGGTGGAGGTTGAATGGGTCAGGACCGGTAAAGGCGCAGTCTACAGCCCGGCCTAGCCCGTCTGGGGCGACTTGGTGACGGCTCTTGACGTGGTAGCCGTCGCAGTTGGTCACGGTGGGACCGGGATGGGCGGGGTCGCGACCCTTCAACCACAAGCTGTGCTGGTAGTCGGCCGTGCGAACCCCCTGCACCACAATCATGGGTTGGCCCGATTCTTGCATATGGGCCAGCACCGCATTGATCTTGGTGATAAGGGCCGGATTGAGTCCGAGCAGATGGTCGGTCATTTTACGTCGTGCGGCACCGTCCGCGCAACGGAGACCGCTTCCGCCAACACTTTGAGAGCCTCTGCTTTCGCGTCTTGAATGACGACCAGCGCCGATGCCGCTTCACGCGTCACGCGTGCCGCCGCTTCCGCCGACGCGCGCTCGGCCGTCACGAGATTGTTTTCAATAAGCCGATTCAGGCGCTCCGTTTGATCGCGTTGTCCTTGTCGGAGATCGCCAAACGACTCGTGAATGTTTTTAAACATGACGACATCGGACGCTGAGTGCGCGATCATCGTGCTGTTCAGGGTGAGCATCGTGCGCACGAAGAAGACGCCCGTGCTGGCAATCGTCGTAAAGGCGACCGGCGCGACGTACGGGAGGAGGTCAATCATTAGCGTCCTTTTCCGCCGAGAGTAGCCAGCAATTCATTCATACGTGTGGGAGAGACATTGAGGGACCGCAGCGCCGCGAGCGAATCTGGGACGGCATCTTTTGGTACGGAAACATCTCTGTATCGGGCGGCGCCCGGTTTGCCCTGATACGGCACTTCCGACGATTGACCGAGAGGCCACCCGGCCTGCTGGGACGCCTGAGACCGGGAGGCCCCCGCGGTCATGTTGTCACGGGCGCCGCGCACTGTCGCAGCTACGGAGTCGGCGGGTGTGGCAGGCGTAAAGGGTTCTTCGGGAGGATTGGCGCCAAACTTGGACGCGACCGCACGCAGACCACTCAAAGCGCTACTCGGTAAGGCGTCGCCCGCGGTGGTCATGGCCGGACCCGTAGCTCGCGCAATCCCCGGCGCCGCCAGTGCGGTGCCTGCTGAAATAGCTTCGGCAGCACCCGTTGGGACGCCCAACATATGCAGGGCGGCATCCGTCATACCCCCACCAATGAGACGTTTCCCTGCGCCCATCAACGTCTCCGGCGCGTTGCCAAATTTTGTGGCGGCAGCACCCGCAGCTTTCAGCCCTGACCCAAGCCATCCAATGCCTTTGTTCAGGACGGTATTCTTGACAACATCTCCGACAATGCCTTCGCCCACATTCGTCGCGGCGTCCGCCATCGCGCCGCCCACGCCTTCGCTACTCATGGGACCGGGGCCAATCTTCATGAGTTTCGAAAGGGGGTCAATCAGCTTGTCTGCGGCAGACCCGATGACGGTGCCTGCGAGCGCCCCGCCCGGTCCCGCGGCTTCTCCCAGCATGCCACCCACGGTAGAGAGGCCACTGGGCAGCAACGACGACCCACCCGTATTGGGTATAGACGCACCCGATTTGGGTAAGGTTTCAATATCCACGACTTGCCCCGTCTTGGGGTTGATGCGGTAGTCAGCCATTACTGTGCCTTGGCCCAGGTGGAGGGATCGCTACTCGGAGCGGCAGCACTTCCACCCGCGCCGCTACTGAAGAAGTCCAGCAGTTGCGAATCCAGCGCGTCCTGTTCGGCACCGGATTTGGCTCCGGCGTACGTCTTTAACCAG